GGACAGGATTAATTTGGAAATTAAATTTTTTGTTAGTACCTTGTGCAATAAAATTATTGTATATGGAACTAAGAATAGCACCGATGAAAAATTATAATAAAGATAATAATACAAGAAAATGTACGTCATGTATGGTATGGCTACCGTTAGATTGCTTTAGTAGTAGAATAAGAATGGCAAGTCCAACTACTAAAGATCCATCTAAAAAATGCAAAACTCTTTATTATAGAAGTACCTGTAAAAAATGTTCATTAAATGCAATACGAATTGATAGGTATTCATCTAAAGAATCAAGGAAAGTTAGATATCATAAAGATCCTAGAAAAGTAATGATTGCTCATGCAAAAAAAAGAGCAATTAATAAAGGGGTACCTTTTGATATTTCATATACTGATATTGTAATACCCAAAGTATGTCCTTTATTAAATATTCCATTACATGTAAATGATAAAAAACATTCATCAAATAGTCCATCGTTAGATAGAATAATACCAGATTTAGGATATGTCAAAAATAACATATTAGTTATTTCACATAGAGCTAATACTGCTAAACAAAATTTATCTATTGATGAACTAGAACTATTAACAAAAAATTTAAGACGGGTCCTGTATAAAGAGGAAGAATTGCTGGAAAGCTAAGTCATAATAGATATGCCAATCAGCAGCCGAGCCTTGGGGAAGATCAAGGAAGGTTCAGAGACTAGGGACACTAAGGTGAGCCCAGAGCATCCTCCACTTATAATAAAAATAAGTGATGATATAGTCCGATCCTCATGGAAACATGAGTAAAATAGGGTAGCCGTACCCAAAGGAAGGAGTAGCAGATGGTATTGCATTTAGTTGCAGCCATACTAGTCATCCGTCACAGATACAACCTAGTCTAAAGTTTATATACAAAGGATTAGATGCTGAAGGAATAGAACACTTCCATACATACAATCTACAGGATTGGAGTAATCAAGGTATCTTAATGCTTAATAGTGCACTGACAACTAGAGTCGGTATAGCAGGAGCTCATAAAGATTTATGGACTCCATTTATGACATACTTATTTCAAGTACTAGATGAGTCTACTACAGGTATAGTATATGTATTCATGGGTAATGCAGCCCAGGCTTGGATACCATACATATCAGAGGAGAGGAATCACATACTTAAATGTTCTCATCCCGCCTCAGCTGTATACAGTAAGGAAGGTATATGGGATAGCAATGGAGTATTTACTGAAGTAAGTAGATTAGTAAAAGAAAAATATAATACAGAAATAAAATGGTAAATATGATTTATTTAATTGAGAATGATCACAAGCTCCAGGAGTATTGTGAAGAGCATGATGTATCTGCAAATGCTATACCTCTAGATGAGTTCAAGAATATAGCAAAAGAAATTGGCTGGGTACTATCTACTAAAGACTTTGAGATGCATCATAATACTAGAAGTCTTCCACAGTTTTATTATATTAGAATAGATAACGAATAGTATGTTGAAGCAGAAAGAATTATTTAAGGCAATCACCACACTCAAGCTAACACCTAACCAGTATTATGTACTGATGTCTATAGTAGACCAGTCACCAACTGAACTTATCGAAATTACTGAAGAGTTGGATGTACTAGTAACACGTGAGTATGTCATAGTAACTAATGAGAATAAGTTATATGTAACTCAGCGGGGTAAGAATCTTGTTAAGAAAATAGAATCTATATTTACCAAGCAGGCAGAAAATGCAGCGGGTGATATACTAGGTAATGACTGGGAGGATAAGATACAGGAGTATATAAATATATTCCCTGCAATTAAATTACCCACAGGTAAGTATGCTAGAGACAGTAAGCCCAATATCAAGAATGCATTCAAATGGTTCTTCAATAACTATGACTATTCATGGGATGTAATACTAGATGCTACTGAGAAGTATGTAGATGACTATGTCACCAGTGGGTATAAATATATGCGTACATCTAAATACTTTATTCGTAAACAAGATACGGACAAGTCTTATAGTTCTGACCTTGCAAATTATTGTGAAATGATACTCTCTGATGAAGTAGAAGAACCAATAATTCATGCAGTAAAAGTTGTATAAATCTGATATATTTATTATATTTACATACATAAACCAACAGATGTCAGAGAAAGTTAAACCACTTGAATGGTCAAGTAGAGGGGAGGGATATAAGAAAGCCTTAAACTATATGGTAGGTAGACTTAAAGGTACTATCCATACTTATAGAACCCCTTGGGAAAAAGTAAATGATGCAGGAGTAGATGGCATAGAATGGCATTCAATGTTAGTCATTGGAGGTAGACCAGGAACAGGTAAAACACTTATCAAAGATCAGATCATAAGAGAGGGTTTCAGATTAAACAAAGGACAGAACATAAGAGTCTTAGAGTTTACTCTAGAAATGGTATCAGAAAAAGCAAGACTAAGAGAATTTTGTAGTGTCGCACAGAAGTCATACAAGTATTTATGTAACTCTGACAAAGAGGAAGGGGAGCTAAGAAAGGAAGACTTAATGAAGTGTAGAGACTATGCAATTGAAGCAAGTAAATATCCAGTAGATGAAGTAGAAATGCCACCTTCTATATTAGAATTTGAGGCTACTATAGAAAAGTATATGAACCAATATGCAACTGTAGAAGATGGTAACAAAATTTATTGCAACACAGTAATCACTCTAGACCATTCAATTCTAATCAAAGGTATCAACAAGCAGGAAATATTATATGAGTTAGGTGAAACATGTACCAAGCTTAAGAGAAAGTATCCAATTATATTCATCATACTTAGTCAGTTGAATAGAGCAGTAGAAGCACCAGAAAGAAATGAAGATGGAAAGTATGGTAACTACATTCTTGAATCAGATTTATTTGGAGCAGATGCTTTGCTACAACACGCTGACTTAGTAATAGGTATCAACAGACCTAAGATGAAGTTTATCAACTTCTATGGACCAGAGAGATTTATTATCGCAGACAATTCAGTTTTAGTTTTTCATTTTATAAAGTGTAGGAACGGAGATACCAGGATGAGTTTTTTCAGAGCTAAGTATAAAACAATGGAAATTGAGGAGATGGAAACCCCACCTCGTCATACTATAAGTAAAAGAAGTAAGTAATTAAATTAAAAGTAATGTGGAAAAGAAAACAGTAAGTGAGAAAATTAAAGAACTAAAAGAACTTCACACAGAGACGTTTGATAAACTTGGAATAGAGAAGCCTCTATTCATACCAAGGATTTGTTATACGCCTATTGGTGAATTAGAAAAGGTAGTATCATTCTTTGAGCAAGACCTAAGAAAAAGACAAGACATCTATACTCATTTTGTAAGTAAAGGTTATGATTCTGAAGATCCAAAAAACAGATTATGGAAATGGACTTATAATCCTTACTATGAAACTGAGTACAAAAAATCAGATCCCCATCCAGACACAGGACATATACGCTATATTGTACCAGTAGATGAACTAGAGTTAATTGATGATGAATACATCAGAAGATATACTGGTGTTAAATCAGAAGGTATTGTAGTAACTCCAGAGTTCAATATAGAAGATGATATACCTGATCCAAATTCAGATTTACCACTTGACCAGATGACAATCAGGGACTTAGCAGCAATAATGCTAAAGAAACCTGTGAGCAGAAAGCAATGGTTAAATGATATAATTAAAAATAAAAAGAAGTTATGAGTAAGATAGTTCTTCCAACGGCAAGAGTGTCAGCGGAAACAAAGAGTCCTAAGAATCTAATCATATTCTCAAAGCCTAAAGTTGGTAAGACCAGTTTAATTGCTGAGCTACCTAACTGTTTGATATTAGATTTAGAATCAGGCTCAGATTATGTAGATGCAATTAAGTTAAAGGCAACAAGTGTACAGGAAATTAAAGAGATTGGTCAAGCAATCATAGAAGCTGATAGACCTTATCAGTATATTGCTGTAGATACAATTACTGCACTTGAAGCAATGTGTGTAAAAGAAGCAGAGAGGATGTATATGAGTACTCCAATGGGTACTGGATGGATTAAGAAAAAGCCAGACGGAAGTATTGATCCTGCTTCATTAAAGTTTAAGTATGGTAACGTTTTGAACTTACCTAATGGTCAAGGCTATGGGTATTTAAGAGACGCAATTGTAAGAACTATAGAGTATATCAAAACTCTTGCTCCTAGAGTTATTCTATTGGGGCACGTTAAAGATGCTCAGATAGAAAAGTCAGGAGGAGAAGTTAACTCTATGGATTTAGATTTAACAGGTAAGATTAAGAGAATAGTATCTTCGCAGTCAGATGCAATTGGTTATCTTTATCGCAAGGGTAATGAAAACATATTAACCTTCAAGACTAAGGATGATGTGACATGTGGTGCAAGACCTGTTCACTTAAGAAATCAGGAAATAGTATTATCAGAATTAAAGGGTGAGACATTTAGTACTCACTGGGACAAAGTTTATATTGATTAATTTTAAAAAAGAAGAAATGGGTTTAGATACTTTAAACATTGAATTACCAGGAGCTGGTAAGAATAACGAAAAAACAGGTGCATTTAAAGGAATTGTACCAGGTAATTATATTGCTAGAATAAATAAGTTTGAATTGTGGCAACAGAACTGGAAGCCAGAAGAAAATGCTTTATTCCTTGTACTTAAATTAGAAACATTAAAGCCTAGTAAAGACTTTGAAGGTTATCCAATTGATGAGAATGATCCTAATGGACCTAAGTATGATGGTCTTATAGGTAATGTTAAGTCAAGTACATTTGCATTTAAGAATGGTTTTAATACTAGAACCAATTCAGATGTAGATAGAGATGAAGAAATCTTGAAAGCAATCCTAGCATTCTGTATAGAGTTAGATTGTGTACAATGGTTTAGAGATGCACACGGTAAGTATGATACTATCCAAGAATGGGTTGATGCATTCAATGCAGACATGCCATATAAGGATAAGTATTTAGACTTCTGTATTGCTGGTGATGAATATATCAACAAGGAAGGTAAGATGAGAACTACTCTTTATTTACCTAAGCCTCAAAAGATAGATAACCAATGGCACATCCCATACAAAGCTCTTACATCTCAGAAACCTTTACTTCAGTTTGATGAAGCTACTCACTTTAAGAGAGCACAGAATGAACCTGTAGAAGGATTCAAAGCAGATGATACTATTGTAGACGTAGACATCAAACCACTAGACTTAGATCTAGAAGGATTTGATATACTATAATCTAAATAAATAATTAGGAAGGGGGATTTAATACGTCCCCCTTTTTTAATTTTATCAATATGTTTAAGAATAGAGATTATGTATTTTTCATAAATGACGTACCATCGTCATGGATATTTGAGCATTACTTAAACTTAGATAGAACATTAACAGGACAATCCGTAAAGATATTATCAGTATTTACAGATGAGAAAACACCATCATTGTGTATTTATTATTCCGTTACAACATGTTCGTATTTGTTTATGGACTTCTCCAGTTCATATGGTGGTGATGGTATTATACTAGTATGTAAGCTATTCAACTTATCATATCCTGATGCTATTAATAAAATACTTGCTGACTATAATTCATATCTAAAAACTAAAGACAGCACTAGACCTAGTCTCATAGAGATTAATCATGAAAAGTATGATGTCACTGACTATTCAATAAGTACATGGAAACAAACAGATGCTACATACTGGCAGAAGTTTGGGATTGGATCAGACCTACTAGATAAATATAATGTAAGACCTTTGGATAGTTATAAGATGAGCAAACTTGTTAATGGTGTTGAGGTCTCATCCTTTACTGTTAATAGGAATAATATTTATGGTTACTTTACTAAGGAAGGAGAAATATATAAGATTTATCAGCCCTTGATTAAACAAAGAAAATTTATTAAATTAGCTACAGAATATGTCCAGGGATCAGATCAACTTAACAAATCAAATAAATTTCTTGTAATCTGCAGCTCACTAAAAGATGTAATGTCTTTCCTAGCATTAGGGTTCAAAGGTATAGATGCTATAGCTCCAGACAGTGAGAACACCATATTGTCACCAATGTATATTCAGCAGTTAAGATTCAGATACTCAAGGATTTGCATCATACTAGATAATGATGCAGCAGGTTTAAAAGCAATGATGAAGTATAATAAAATGTATGGTCTACCATATATACAATTGCAGATGGAGAAGGATATTGCAGACTCAGTAAGAGAACATGGTATTCAAAATACTAGGATTGTACTGTATCCTATGCTCAGTGAAAAGTTAACAGGACGAATGAAGTTTTTATAAATAAAATATATTTAGTTATGTGGGTATATAATAATGTAGAGTTTACTAATGAGATGATCCCATATGGAGCTGTAGGATTTATATATGAGATGAGCGTAATCATTGATGGTAAATCATACAGGTACATTGGTAAAAAGAATTTCTATAGTAACACCAAAGTAAAGCTGGGTAAGAAGGCAATGCCTACTGATAAAAGGTTGAAGACATATAAGCGGGTATCTAAACTTGCATATGAAAAATACTATAGCAGTAATGATGTACTAAAGAAAGCTCATAAAGACGGCTATGTTATTAAGCGTGAGATACTTATGATATGTTTTAGTAACCAGGAACTTACATACCAGGAAGCAAAGTATTTATTCTGTAATGATGTATTAAGTAGAGAAGAGTTTTTAAACTCTAACATACTAGGTAAATTTTATAAAGTAAAGTAATATGACACCAAAAGAGAAAGCAGAAGATTTAGTTGATTCATTTTTAAGAGATGGGTACGATGTAGTAATGCATACTAGACTTGCTAAAAGATGCGCTTTAATTGCAGTAGATGAGATATTAGGGTTAATATTTTTATCACAGGCTGAAATTAATTACTGGCAAGAAGTTAAACAAGAACTAGAAAAATTATGAAAAGAAGAAACTTAAGTGGTATATACATCTTTGAGAAGTTTGAAGATGAAGAAAGTAGAGAACCTACGTGCTTTGAAGATTGCACTGAAGAGACGCAGGATAAATGGCTTAGTACATTAGAGAAAGAAGCATTAGTAAATTTATGTAAGATGTTGTCTACAACCCTGAGAAAGGTAGGGGATGTATTTGACATTGTAGTACAATCAGAAGAAGAAAATAATTAAGGTTATGGAAATTAAAGAAGCAATAAAAGAATTACATAAGTTAGGTGTAACAGGTGTACGTATATTTTTTGAAGGTGGTGGAGACAGTGGAGCAATAGAAGAAATGTATTATTCAGTAGATAGGTTTGAAGATGCAGATGATGTAAGAAATGAGTTTCATAGTGTGCACACTAATAGACTTAGTTCATTATCTAAAGATCTAGAGACAGTTATTGAAAACTTTGCATATGATCAATTAAATAATATAGAAGACTGGTGGAATAATGATGGTGGTAATGGAGACATGTATATACATATTCCTTCTGGAGAATTTGTAATTGATGTTTCTATAAGATACACAGAATATAATGAGTATTCTCATAACGGAAAAGCTCTTGATATAGAACTAACTGAGGATGAATTAAAACTCCCGCAAATAGAAGAATATGGCACATCCATATGAACATGCTAAATCCTCTGTAAGAAAGTTTGGAGGTACGCCTAGTGATTACATGCATATACATGAATGGTTTGATGCAACTAAGGCTTGGATAGGTCATAGTAAACATAGAATGTTTAGACATCACAGTGAGGGGATATTTGAATGTGAGAAAGTATTTGGCCGCAGCTTTATCAATTCAGATGGTAAGACTGTATACACAAGGTATGTAGGGGAACAACATGTAAAGGAAGATTGCTTTGGTTATATACCTACAGCAAAAGAATGGGTAGACCATGTTAATGATGCTACCCCACCACAATGGATGATAAGAACAATTAAAATTGAAGACTGATGAGTCCTACAGAAAGAATAATGAAAGAGTCTGAGTTCTATGCAGACATATTCAGGTTTAGTTACAGTAGTTTAAACAAGCTGCTGTACTCTCCTAATATATTCTATAATGAATATGTTTTAGGAATTAAGGAAATAAGAACAGATGCACATTTAATAGAAGGTAAGCTAACGCATTATCTAATGTTAGAAGATGCGTCATTTAGTGACAGGTTTATATTATCACCTGAATCACTACCCACAGGTAACTCTAAAGATGTAGTTGACGTGGTGTATGCAGTGGTTCCTGAAGGTGAGGATAAACCTTTGAGTTACTATTCAGATGTTATATTAGAAACATTAAGACAGATTAACCTTCACCAGAAACTAGTAGATGATAAGAAGCCTGATAAAGATGGTGTACAAAAGACAGGGGATGAAAAAAGATTAGAGAAAATTCTTACTAAAGAATGTATATCTTATTTTGATTTCCTAAAGACTAAGGCAGGTAGAGATATCATAGATCAATCAACTCTAGATAAGTGTAGCCAGGCAGCAGAAGCGTTGAAAGCTAATCCTAAAATAGTAGAACTACTAGGACAGGATAGAGTAGCTACAGATGAGTTTGCTACATATAATGAGCTACCAATATTTGTTTATAAATATAAGGACTATCCCTTTGGTATTAAAGGAATTTTAGATAACTTAGTAGTAGACGTAGAGCAGAAACTAGTCAGAATAAATGACGTAAAGACCAGTAGTAAATCCATCAGTGAATTTCCAGAAGCAGTAGTATATTGGAAGTATTGGCTACAAGCAGCTATTTATGTAGAGCTGGCAAAGGACTTCCTAAGTAAGGTAATAGATGATACGTGGACTATTGAGTTTAACTTTATTGTTATTGATAAATACAATCAAGTATATCCTTTTAAAGTAAGTGAAGATAGCATGCGTGCCTGGAGTGTTGATTTACATTGTGCACTACAAGAAGCAAAGTATCATTATGAATCACATGATTATACGTTACCTTATAGATTTGTAGCAGAAGAGGTATTGTTATAAACACTTTAAAATTATGTTTGAGGACATCTATGGTAAATATTATCAAAAAAGTACGCTCTTCCTTTATCCCCATCTAGGGATTAGTGAAGACTCAGAATTTAAACCTGTGAATACTTATATACGCTGGTATGAAATGTACACTGAGAAGGACTGTAAACTAATATGTATATTCAAAAAAGAGAATACAGATAGTTACAGAAACTTTGAAATGGATAAGCTTATTACTAACCCTTTGTTCCATGATTACTTTAATCTGGCAGAGGATATGGTAGCTTATGTATTTGATTTCAGTGATTATATGGAAGAGTATATTAGAGTATGCACAGGTAAATATTCTGAATTATCAAGTATGTTTAAGTTTAAAATCTTAAACTATTTCAATTGTAATCTATTACAGCAAGTCTATATAGAGAGTTATCTATATCCAAGTAAGTATTTTGATAAGTATTCAGATATGCTAAATTGTGATATAGACCTGCTTGAATCTGTAGGTGAGCTGTGTAGTAAACCAGACATGGAACAAGAAACATTAATAAGCAAACCAATGACTAGTGAAATCGTAAATAATTTTCTACATTTGTTAAAACAAAATTAAGTATATGAAAGAATATGGAAAGAATATGTTGATTGTTTCAACTTATTGGGGTGAGGCTAAAAGCTTTAAGTTAATCCCAATAAGTAATGACTGTCCTTATTTAGAAGCAATGTATGACCCAACAACAGGACTGTTGGCAATCATTGGAAAAAGCAAGAAGCAAGTATTTCACAATGTCCCTAAGATAGATGACAATGGGGATATGATCTACATGAAGATGGGTAAGCGTGAAAATGGAAAGACCTACAAGGAAGAAAGAAGAACTATTGAGACTTTCCAAGAGTACTATCTAATTGAAGAATCAGAGATTATTGACTTTGTAAAATCATTTGGAGTAAATAGTGATGCGTTCAACTATACAGCTTACATTGAAGCTAGTCGTAAGAAATCAGAAGTAATTGTTCCTGAGAAAGCACCAATCATTAGCCTAGAAGGTGAGGTGCTTACAAAGTAATTACATAATGTACATGTAGAAGGAGGGAGTTAAATGCTCCCTCTTTTTGTCTAATTAAAATGGGGGGACAGCTTAACTGAACACAGACGTTATGGTATCAGAAAGAAGTTATAAGCATGCTCTTAAAATTATAGAGCAATATAAACAAGAGCAAATAGAACTACAGAAAGATAGATTAAGTACTGCGGAAATTACATTATCAACTACACTTAAAGAATTATATAGTAAGAAATTAGTAAGTAGTAAACTTGCGGCTGTACTATATGATTATTTTAAAAACAACTATGTAGTTGAAAGAGGTGAATCTCCAACACTAGAAATATTTACTGATATAAATGAATATAGTTTTAGTAAATGGTATCAGGTAGGTAAGAAAACTGTAGATGAATTTGTAGCATTAATGGCTGCGGCAGGATATACTGTTCCAAAATTTCAAGAATGAGGACACACTGGGTAATGGACTATGAGACTATGAAGTCATGCTTTGTAGCAGTGTTTGAAGATTTCAAAAATGATGATACAAAAGTATTTGTAGTAAGTAGATTTAGAAATGACTTCATACCCTTTTTAGAATTTCTTAAAGACAATCTAGTAAAGAAAGAATGGCACATATCGTATAATGGTTTAAACTTTGACAGTCAGATTACTCAGCACATACTAAATCATGCAGGAGAACTAGTGTATATGAACGCTGAGTCTATTGTAGAATTTATATATGAGAAGGCACAGGATACTATAGGTAGGTCTGATGCGCAAGAGTTCCAGGAATATAGTCCTAGAGATTTGTATATAAAGCAAATAGATGTATTCAAACTTAACCACTGGGACAATAAGGCTAAGATGAGCAGTCTAAAGTGGATACAGTATAGTATGGACTGGGACAATATAGTAGACATGCCCCTACACCACACCTATATAATAGAGAGTGAGAAGGAGCAAGATATGATAATCCAGTATTGTATCAATGACGTTAAGTCCACTAAGGAAATAATGCATAGGTCTAAGGAGCAAATCAACCTAAGAGGTACGCTGACATCTGAGTATAACATAGACCTATACTCTGCATCTGAACCAAAGATAAGTAAAGAGCTCTTCTTGCATTTCTTAAGTAGTAAGACAGGTATCAAGAAGTATGACCTTAGAAACATGCAGACATATAGAGAACGCATAGTCGTCAAGGATATTTTACTATCATACATTTCCTTCAAGCGTCCTGAGTTTCAAGCTCTACATGAAGCATTCAAAAAGCTTATCATCAATCCTAGAGAAACCAAAAAGGCATTTGAACACATCCTCAAGTATAGAGGTGTAGAAACTACCTTTGCACTTGGTGGTCTACATGGTGCTAAGCAGTCTGGTATCTATGAAGCTAAGGATGGTATGATCATCATGACATCTGACGTTACTTCATTCTATCCTAACCTTGCTATTAGGAATAAATGGGCCCCAGCTCATATACCTAAAGAAGAGTTTTGTGAACAGTATGAATGGTTCTTTGAGGAGAGAAAGAAGATCCCTAAGAAAGACCCACGTAACTATGTGTATAAGATTATTCTTAACTCTACTTACGGTCTCTCTAACGATGCTAATAGCTTTCTATATGACCCTGAGTTTACCATGCGTATTACCATCAATGGTCAGCTTAGTCTAGCTATGCTCTATGAGATGCTTGCAGAGAAAGTACCAGGTGCTATTCCACTCATGCAGAATACAGATGGTCTAGAGATGATGATTCCTGTACACTACAAACAAATGTATCTGGATATATGTGAAGACTGGGAAAAGTTAACCAACCTTCAGCTAGAACATGATGAGTATCAAAAGATTATCCTGGCTGATGTAAACAACTATATTGCCGTTAATAATTATAAAGAGGTTACTCAAGAAGAGTATGACAAGTTAAAACAAAATCCACATCGTATAATAAAGCAAGTAGATAATAAGTATTACCATGCACCTGTAAAGTGTAAAGGTAGATTTGAATTTGAAGGTCTGGCCCTACACAAGAACAAGAGTTTCCTTATCATCCGTAAAGCCATCTATCACTATTTCCTAAATGGTATAGAGCCAGCAGACTATCTAGCATCCAACCATAACATCATGGATTATTGTGGTGGTGTAAAGATCAAAGGTAGCTGGGAGTTTAAGGAGCATAAGGTTACAGAAGGAGAACTCTCCGTCACTAGCTTACAGAAGACATTGAGGTATTTCATATCTAACAATGGAAGTAAGATTATTAAACATCACAAAACAGATGGTAGAGAGATCCAGCTTGAAACAGGGAAGTGGTTACAGACAGTATTTAATACAAGAGAAGATAAAGACTGGGAACTATATGATATCAATGATAAGTTTTATCTAGATAAGATTAAGAAAGAGCTTAGAAACATAGTCCCGCATTTATTTGAAAAGCAATTACGTTTATTTTAAAATTATTAGTTATGTCAAAAACAACAAAATTAGTTACGAAAGAAGAATTATATGCAGTGCCCCTTCCAGTGGGTACTGACACATACACAGTTATTTCCTATAAATTCATTGTAGATACAGTAAAAAGAAAATTAGAGGAGAATAACTATCAGATTGTTAGTGAAACTTACAGAGCAACCAGCACATTACAGATTGCAAGATGTACTTATGTAATAGAACATAAAGACAACCCTGGTAAACATTTTACATTTAACTGGGTTAACTCATATGATAAATCTACAAGATTTAGTTGTGCTATTGGTGGCTATATTACTGAGAATGAGGCTAGTATAATTGGTAAAGAAATCAAACCATTTATACGTAAGCACACAGGAAATGCAGATGAGTTAGCAGAAGCTACCATAATAAATATGATAAATGATATAGAAGAGTATGCTTTAACTATTATAGAAGATAAGAATGCAATGCTTGGTACAGTAATAGAACAAAAAGAAATTGCTCATATCCTAGGTGAACTCTATATACTACATGACATGATTACTATAGAACAACTTAGTGCTATCAAGAGGGAGACTATCAAACCAACTTTCCTCTTCATGGAACCAGCAGAGAATACACTATGGGAACTATATCGTAATATCCTTACTGTTATTAAAAGCTCACATCCTAAGACGTGGCTTAATCAACAGAGATTCTTACACAGTCATCTAATTTCATATGCCTGGTCTTTAGTAGTAACAGAAAGAGCTACAGAAGAATGGGTTGCTGAAATGCCATATGAAGAAGATTTAACTACGGAAGAAGCTACTATCCGTGAAGAAATAGAAGAAGAAGCAGATACTTTTGTAGAGAGACTAGAAAAAGAAATGATTGAAGATCTTAAAGTATGGGATAAAGCACTGCCTGACAATCACATTACTGATAAATATGTCATTGATTCTATTAAACAATTACTCACTGATAGCCTTGGATATAATGGACAGTTTGTAGTATCTTTGGATGAAGACACGTATACAATAGAAATGGCAAATGGAGAAGAGCTGTTTCTAGGTGTTGAAAGCATTTAAAAGTCTACTTGACATAGGTAGGTCAACAAAAGAAAGGAGGGTGTTAACGTTCATCCTCCTTTTTTTATCTTTGTAAAAAATTAATACATGAAGAAACAATTAGAGGCAGTGGCAGAGTTCCACAAAGCATTTGGTCAGAAGGATGGTAAATGGCCAACATTAATTCCTTGGGGTGAGTTTGATTTAAGACATACTCTAATGAAAGAAGAAAATGATGAATATCTAGAAGCTTGTCATAAAAAATCTTTAGTAGAAATTGCTGATGCTTTAGGTGATCAGTTGTATATCTTATGTGGTACTATACTTAAACATGGTATGCAGCATATAATTTTTGATGTATTTGATGAGATACAGTCAAGTAACATGAGTAAACTAGGCGAAGATGGAAAGCCTGTACTTAGACAAGATGGTAAAATACTAAAAGGGCCTGGTTATCACAGACCAGATATTAGTAAGTTTATTAAAGTTGATACAGATGCACCCAGTAGCCTTTAAGAAAGCATTGTTAGAGGCATACCTTGCAGGTGCAAGTAGTATGTATTGTGGCTGTTATGAAATGCCTAACAAATCACAAGCTAGAGAATGGTTTGATAATGAATATGGACCACAGGAAGCAGAAGACTGTGACTGTTGTGAAGAAGAAGAATAGGGGAGATTAACTCCCCCTTTTTTTACTGTAGTTGCCGTTATCTTCTTGCGAGTGCTTGTGCACCAACAAAGTTCTTAATTCCTTGTGCAGGGTCTAATGATGTACCTGTAAATCCTGCCAACTTAGCAAGCTTAGCTATAAGTTTAGGACTCTCTTTCTTTTGGAAAGAATAAGGTCCTACATCTCTGGTATAGTATGCATCATCACTATTAGTTACAATAGCATATAAATCTTCAAATGCAGCTGTCCATGTATCAGTTGTTGGTCCTAATGCAATAGACTTTAAGTCAGTAAGATTTAAGTAATCATCTAAACCTACTCCTGGTAATGGTAAGAACTGTTCATTCTCTGCTCTTACAGACATTACTTGATTTAATGCATGTAGTTTAAGATAACCCATAGCATTAAAGTCTCTGTCAGTTTCAACAAATGGGAAAGGTAATGGGCCAGATAGATTTTTTAGTTTATCCCACTTTTCATCATCATCTGGGTCATATCCAAACAGTGCATAGATAACATAGGATGCTAACATCAACAATGCTATTTCAGTAAGCATTCTCATTGCAGCAGCTTTCTCTTCTTTAGTAGCATACTTTAAAGTAACGTCAGCATTTAATGCAGCATTCTTTATAGTCATAAGAGTCTGTACATAGAATCCCATATGCTGCTCACCCATTCCGTAGTTCATTCTAGGACTAGCTTTCCACAATGGACCTTTATGCCCCATACGGTTCATTACCATTGAGGTAAAGTATTTACGCATGAAACTTACCATTCTAAATGCTACATATCTTTGAGCTTCAGGTTGATCAAATTCAGCATATGCACCATTGAGATTATTCATCACCTGTTGCATTCTGTTCTTAAATCTATTGAACTCAGTCCCAACTTTTAACTCACCATTTTCATCATAGGTAATACCCCACTTAGGATCAACTCCTTCTTTTAGCTGAATCTTATTATCTCTTAACTCCCAAGCATCCATGTAGCTAATTTTCTGTACAGTACCATTAGGAAGTTTTCTTTCTATATCATTTACGTGATACATCATACCAGCAAATACTTGCAGAGTAGCTTGAAGTTCTAACCACTTTCTAGGACTATATAACCAGCTACCCTCTAGTACATCTTTAGCAATTGTTCTTGACATGGAACTACCATATCTTTGTTCAGACCTACCTTGTGATGGATCAAATATTTCTATCAACTGCATATTCAAAGACTTAGGTCCTTTCTTATATAGCTGATTTGTAAAACTCATTTCACCCATAGCAGCAAATGCCCACGCATTACCTTTACCAGCAGAGATAGGATTAAGATATCTACCTGCTGATGTCTCAATGACTGTCTGCCATTTAGCACTATAGTAGTTCTTAAGAGCAGACGGTATATTCAATGCAAAGAACTGTCTAGATGCATTCTTAAATAGTAAATTAGTAAAGTTGTTAATGAACGCAGACTCAGAGGCTACACCTTTTTGTGTCTGCCCTTCAAACTCTCTTTCAAGGAAATTGTTTACAGCACTTGCTCTTACACTTGTACCTTTCTTTTTCTTATATGTGATAAGCTGTCTATGTACAAAGTTCCACTTGTTTATCTTCTCTAAATCTACAGTATTGTTAGGATTGTTTACTACCTTTTGTACTGCTCTAGCTAACGGACTTATTTCAATCAACTGCTTTTGTCTTTCAGCAGACAATGAATATCTCATCATAGATGTAATGATATCAGTAGATACATCTTTAGCATCCAGATTATACAATCCTGCTATTGGAACTTTAGTAACTTCATCATCAAACATATCTAACTTAACCATGTTAGACTGATTGTTGTAGTTAAATCCTGACTCAGCATCATCTTTAGCTCCCTTAAAGAACTCTCTTACACGTCCTACATACTGTGTTAAATCAGCAGATTGAATAGTTTCAAACTTACCTTTAGTAAACCTAGGGAAATCTAAATACAACTTAGAGTATGCATCTAGTCCTTGCTGGTTTCTTAAGTGATGTTCTTTTAGTTTTTCTAAGATGTTGAATAACTGAGGATTAGTATTTTTAATCCTGTAGTATTCTTGGTTGATATACTTATCATCAACACCTGGATCTCTATCTTCTAATGCTTTAGGTAAGAAGTTACCCTTGTTATCTATAGTCTTACCAATTATCAAATCAGTTTTATACTCTTCCTTAACCTCCTGCTTATAGTATTTCAAAGTAGGTAATCCATCAATCACCTCAATTACTCTACCACTACGATCTTTAATTTCTGTTTTCTCTAAGTACTGAGAATCAGCAGGTCTAACTACAGACCATACAGATACTCTTTTATATTTTATATCACCTTTATAATCAGTAGTTTTAACGTGGTTAGCATCAAACCATCTAGCAAATTCTGCATCTTGAGATTTCAAGTTAGTAATCAATTCATCATCTAACAAGCCATCAGCATTAGTTTCAGTAATTATTCTAGAACCTGTCCTGCTTTGCATAAAGTCAGTGTCCATTCTCTGAAGGTAGTTGTTAACTATATCAGTATAGTAATTAGTAGCCTCAGTAGAAGACATTTCCTCCAACTCTCTATATGCTTCTTCTAGTGCAGCCTTAGAGTACTTGTCTAACTGGTTCGTTGACTTCCTAGCATACAAAGTATTTAACTCAGATGCTTCTAGTGCTGTTAAATCACGAGTAGCTTTAATAGAATACAATTCACTTAGTCTAGCCTGGTCTTCACCAGTTAAACCATTTAGTCCAATATATGCTTTCTTTCTTTCTTGCAGTTCTTCTTCCAGTCTCTTAACTTTCTCTACTGCTTCTTTAGTCATTTCAGCTGGGTTAGGTTGCCCATCCTCATCTCTAAATCCAGCTTTGATATCTATAATAGCATTATGCAGTACAGATAAATCAGCCTCCTTCTTTTGGGAATCAGGTAAAGTATCTAAGATATCTTTAATTTTCTGGAATATCTCTTGTCTTCTAGTATAGAATGAAGGCTTAATAACTACCCTTGTATTCTTTCTAATCCATTCATCACGGAGTGTACTATACATAGGGTCATCCTTAGAGAACCTAGCAGCTAGTTCATCCTCATACTTATTTAATAAACTTTGGAATACACCAGCTCTTTCCTTCCAGTTATAGAACTCTCTAGATTGATCTCTATACTCACGCAACCTTTCAGCTATTTGCAAGTCCTGACCTGTTTTCTTATTACCAAACAAATCAAATAAGGAATGTAATTGTCTATACTCTCTCCATAATCTATCTATATTCTGAGTAGATTCTAACTGTTCAGTTTCATTTTGCCCTAGCTTACTTTCCTTACGAATCTTCTCTATAATAGTTTCACGCATATGAGATGCTATCTTACCTATCTCATCTCTTTCTAGTAACTCTTGTCTTTTATAGAACTCAGGTTTATATTCCTGGTGGAAATACTTTCTCATGAACTCCTTCTTCTCAGCAACAGCATTTCTCAACTTAGCCAGTGACTCATCAGTACCTGTAGTAGAGTATTCTATTTCTGCCTCATCAAGGTTCTTATTCATCACCTTAAGATCATATCTATAATCTTTAAAAGGATTAAGGAATGTCCATACTTTCTTCTGTACCAACTGCCCTTCTTCTTCCACAGCTACAATATCCTCAAAGCCAGTATCTCTACCTAGCTTACCTATATTGGTTGGGTTATACCCATAATCTTTAAGTGCTTGTGATATATCCTCAGAGAAGTCATTGAACTTAGCCTGTGCTCTAGCCATCACCTCATTCATTCTATTCTTTACAAATAGTGCTAGTCCACCCACAATAGGATCAGGATTAGACAAGTACCCTTCCAAGTATGAACTATACCAGTTAGCGTCACCAATCTTACCCTTTAGTAAATCCTCAATCTTCTCAGGAGTTAACTCTAATCCTTTAGCAGCATCAATACGCATGTTAGCATATTCTAACTGTTCAGCATTAGACATGTATTGTTTATTACGCAGCTTCTCTCGCAGCTCAGAATAACGCTTATATGCATCCTCTGTTAGACCATAGTACTCTTTATGCCATCTATCAATAGCTCTTTGAGGAGCACCCTTCTTTTTAAGACCAGAAATGATTTCTTCATAGCGAGCTTTTACATCTCTAGTTATAGGTTCTAACTCAGAATATAAAGTATCCCTTGCACCATCAGCTGCCATTTCATCAGCCACATTCTCAATCTTCTTAAGATTGGTATTGATGTTATTGATTACTTGATATATCTTAGATGAAGAACTTACACCAGAACCAGGCTTATTAAACTCTTCCTCTAACTGTTGGATATACTTACCCCAGTACTTAACTATCTTAGCATAATAGTGCATCTTAGCCATGTTGCTTTGGCTATCCCCAGTCTTATAGATGTCATCCATATGTATCTGGATCTTGCTAATAACAGTATCTATGTTATATACAGTACTTACTAATGCATTAGCCTGTGACTCCAATCTCTCCATAGAAGCCACTTCATCATCAACAATCTTATCTATCTCAGATCTGTACTTCCTAAGATCATTCATGATTACCTCCATCTCAGGAACCTTATACTGGTCTCTAAGGATTAATGCTAACTCTTTATAGTTTTCATTATTACGTAGTTCTGTTAACTGTCCCGCAGCTAAGTCATATGCCTGTTTAATAAGTGCTTGTAGCTGTACCTTATCTATACGAGCCATATCATTTATCTCCTGCTGATAATCACGCACATACGCAACTACATCCTCCTCAGTAATTAGCTCAGTATTTATTTGGAACTGGTCATTGGTTAGCATGTATGCTAGTTGATCCAATGTAGTATTCTGATCTAGTGAGCTTACCTCTATTTTACCTAAAGCATTACGTAATACTTTCTTTATTGCAAATAAGATATCTCTAATAAATGCAGCAAACTTACTTGTTTGTTCTTGATCAACAGCTGCCTTCTCAAGAGCCTTAACCATTACCTCTTCCTGGAACATCTGACCATCCTGCATAAGATCAGGATTGTTATTCTTTACATTATTAATTATCTGCACACCCTCATCAGTAGCAGCTAACTTATTGTATAGATTCTGAAACAATGCAGGATTATCTACCTGTATCTGACGTATTAAAGGGTGAGCAAACTCATGCAATACATTGTTTACAGATAAAGTCTCACCTACAAAGTATACTTGTCCACCATAGTAAAATGCTGGCTGTCCTGTCCAAGGATTCTTAGTACCTGCAGTAATCTGCTGTGCTCTTTCAGCATTGATGATGTCAAAGTTTACCCCTAATGAATTTGATAGTTTCCTAGCTATCTCCATTGCTCTTGTAACATTGGAGTCATTAGCTATCCTTTTAGCCATATTCTCAATATTTGGCTGTGAAGAATCAGCTAAGGCTTGTTCTACCTCATATAAGTTTCCAGACATAAGTCCTTGAGTATGAGGATATACCTTAGCTTTAGTTATGCCTTCTCTTCTCTTATCAATCTTTTCCTGTACTTCTTCAACAGATCTGATCTCATAACCAGATTCTACAAAATCTTTATACGCTTCAAATCTTCCAACTGCTTTTTCTAAAGCTTGCCATTCAGGTAAATTAATATTAGGACAAACACTCATTTCTTATATGTTAAAACATTTATTCATTAGATCTACAAACTCTTCATCAGTCACTGGTTGCTTAGTAGCACTGGCAACATCTTTCAAACCTTCTGCTTTCTCTATAAAGTTAGGATTAATATAGCCTAGCTCTAATAGTTTCTTAGACAAATATATGAAAGTTTCCTTAGCTATAGGATCACCAATTATCTCTGAGGTCATGTCATCAGCACCAATCATATACTGACCATAACCTGCACTACTAAATCTTGGTTTTAGATTTTCTTTTTCTATTTTATTTTTGATTTCTTCAATGCCTAAATCTATTGCTTCTTTAATTTCAGGTCTTACGCTTGCAGCTCCAGTTTCAGGATCTATTTCATCTGTAATAAATTCTACTGTAGTACCACCACCATAGGTTAATCTAGTTATTAAACCAACCTTATTAGTATACTCACTGTGGTGTATGAACCTATCTTTTAAATCAACAGACCCTTTACCACCAGGAGCAGCAGTTGCTGAAGGTCTCTCTTGATAGATGTTACCTCTAGGAGAAGTTGCACCATTGTAAACCATAAAGAAATTAGAGTCATCCTCAGCTAGTTCTTTCTCCTCAATTACATCATCATATGTATCAGTAACAGGAACAAGAGTAAGCGTCAATGCATCGTATAACAATAGTGTACTCTTAGTAGTCTTAACTTTAGGATGTGGTTCCATCAAGTCTATTATTGTACCTGGAAGAATACCTGTATTCTGGATTAAGTTATCAATCTCAGTATAACTCTTTACAATGTATCCAGCTTTCTTTCTCTTAAGTGGTAAGTCAATATCTAACTTAGTACTACTTCTTGAAAGAGAAATTTCACCATTGTCTTTTACATTGTATATTACATCTCCGTAAGCATTAACAATATACTGAGATACTTTTCCACTCTTGACACCTTTAACCTTAACTAAGAAATTACTTTCGTTACTTACATATGCGTTTCCTGTAGGGAAGCTATCAGCAGAGTAACCAATGTCTTCAATTTCTTGTACCTCAATTCTGCTGTTTACCTTTTCACCATCAATAGTATATGTGATACCTATCTCTTCACCAGGGATAGTATAACCAACAGACTCTTCACCTAATAAAGTCTTAATCAAATCTTCATTGATTATAATAGAAGGCTTTACTATATTTTTATTACTTACAACAGGCCCTTTATCAGAAAGATCATCCTTAATATACTCTGTTAATTCACCAGATAAATTGAACTTAAACGTATATAGGTTACGGTTATTGTCATTCTCAACAGTAGCAATGACTCTGTTATCTTTCCATTCTAAGCTAAGAATGTGACCTTTGCTTACAAAATCTTTACCGCTAACTGTAAACACTACATCTATTTGATCACCTACCTTACTGTATGATTCTGTAGGAACTCCATTCTCATCTATAAAGAATGGATTATAAGTTCTTTTAACACCATACGCAGTAGGATCTTCAACTGTAAATCTAGCTTGTCTAAGATCCTCAACAGCCTTACCTTCAATGTTTGTCTTAATTACAAAGTTTTTACCACGAGCATCATAGATCTTATTAGCAGATACGAACGCATCCCAGTAATTGTTAAGTGTTTCATAGTTACCATTTGCATTGTCTTCAGATATCTTATCTATAAACTCCTTCACTGGTTGAAGTATCATAGAAGTAATAGTATCCTGATTAACTACACGTACTAATGAATATCTACCCACTGTACTCATACCAGATTGTAAGAACGCAGCTATAGGTAGCTTTCTAAACACAGTAGCAATCTCATTCAATTCATCTGATTTAAGTTCTGGCATTGCCTTAGAAATCTGCACCTCATTAGCAAGATCTTGTAACTGCTCATAATAGTTATTGATTTCATCACCTGTAGTTGGTGCGTCTAAGAATGCTAAGTTAATACGCTGTTTCTTAGATACTTGAGATTGCTCAGAGTCAGGAATTAGATTATTAAGTACAGGAAACTTATCAACTAGTCCTTCAAATCTAGGATCAAATTTAATTTTAGTAACCTCATAAGCATATGCTGTTTGCCCATTGAACATAGCATATAAGTTATAAGCATTTTGAAGTGCCTTATCTTTTATGTATCTTTCAAATGCAAGTCTATGTCTACGCTTATTCCAATCATATGTAGACTCTTTAACACCATCAGTTTCTTTTCTCTTTACATCGTTGATTGAATCCTTAAAGTATTCTTTGTACTCTGGAGTTTCTTGCAGAGCCTTCATACTTTTCTTACTTCCTTCACCAACATACTGAGATCTTAAGGTCTCTCTTTCAAATACAAACTTTATGTATTCGTTGAAAGATGTAAACGTTCCTTGATCAAGCTTAGCTAATCCTAGTTTAGAGTAGCCTTTAGTGGCATAGAACCCTTCATTAAACTGAGACCATAATGCATTTATATCAAAGTACAACACAGGCTGTTCTAGTTTAACACCGTCAACTACAGAACCTGCATTCTTAACAAATGCTCCAGTCTCAAATGCACCAACAGTAGCAACCTTCAAATCCATTCCTTTAAACTTAACAGTATCAAGGTTTCTTGAAGTTAACTGAGAAGCATCAAATCCTAAGAATGAGTTCTGGAATATAATAGGCAACAATGAACTCTTAAATGCACTCATTAACTGAGTATCATCTTTGAAGAATGTTGCTGATTTTGAATCATCCTTTTTAGTAAAGGACATATCAATCATAAATGAGTTTAGTATAGGGTTGTTTCTTAGTGGGAACAAGTCCTTCCACAACTGTAATTGGAAAGGCTGTTGATAGAATCCACCAACAATAGCACCAACCTTAGACTCATCAAGTAAACCAGTATCATTACCACTTGCATCCTTAATAGTAGGAACCATTCTGTCAATAACTTCTGAAGGTAATCTCCAGTACTTCTTTTGTGTATTAGAATCAGTTCTACTTCTCTTAAGTTCCATCAACTGAAGCATCTTGTTTTGTGCTTCAAATAAATTAGATGTTTTGCTAGTATCAAAGTTAGTTCTAAGCTTAACATCTTTTAACGCACTCTCCATATCTGCTATCTGCAAGAAATGTAAGAATACAGATCTCTGGTAATCAGCTATCTTAGGATCTGAATAATCAATTTCAGTTTGATCACCAACTAATAAACCATCTTTACCAAACTTATTATACTTTGTTTTAACATAATCCAACTGATCTTTCAAGTCATCCATTGCAAACTCACCATCCTTAAGCACTTTATCAAGGACATATACACTTTCCTCTGAGATTTTTTTATTAAGATTTGCAATCCTTGATTTACCAACACCTGTAATCTCATAGCCAAGTTTTTCCATGATGATTTCCTTAGCTCTAAGTATAGCCTTATCTCTAGTAATCTTTTCTTTAGCTTCTCCCTCAGTATCAGTTTTAAATATAGCATCAGAGAACTGGCTTTGTAATTTAGATACAGTTTCCATGTAGTCTACTACAACAGGCTGACTTAATAAATGCGCAGCATGATCAACTGGTACTCCTGCTTGTACAAGGAATAATAACATTGGTCCAAGCTTTTCATCACCTCTTATATAGAATATCCAAGGATCTTTAGCAATATCCACCCAACCGTTCATTAGCTGAGATATGACATCTCCAATTTTGTTCTCACCCTTAGCATCCATAATATGTGACAGAGAGATAGCCTTGTCTTTGTATTTAACACCAGAAGCATCTTTAGCTGTCATTTTATTATGTGGTAAGTAAAGCGTTTGTCTTTGGAAGTTTGAAATTATTTCTTTATCTTCTTGAGTAAATTCTTTCTTAGCTTTATTAAATGCACTCCAATCATCAGATGTAATTTCTTGCTTCTCTTTCTTTTTATTATTTATTAAATCACTAGCATTTCTAAATGCCAACGCCCTTTTTACAGAAGCTTCAATATCAGCACTCTCTAATCCTTTAACAAACTCTCTATTATTAGGAATCAAGTACATACCAACTCTGTTAAATAACTCGTTGTATGTATTGTCCACAGCACCAATACCTAAAGCTTTCTTACCATAGTTATTATGAGTTTGTTTAGATAAATTATATCTATATTCAAGAACTCTTGTTGCATGTATACCTTTTGATGGAGCATCCTCGTCATTGGTAGTTATCTGTGCCCTATAATCTCTATATACCTTTTTCAGGTCATTAACTACAGGCTCAAGTATATCAATACCATTAGGTCTAACTAAGTTAATATAGTTATCAGTTTGACTAGACAAGTTATTAATAGAGAATAGTAATTCATTTTGAGCAGCTTTTTCTTGATCTTTCAATACAAACTCCTCAAAGGTTAATAGTTCACCTTCTTCTATTAGAGCATCTGTAATTTGACTATTTACAACTTCCTTACCACCAAATAATTTGTAGTAAGTAAAGATTGCCATAGTTCTATCTAAACCTGGTTCAAATCCTTCAGTAATAACTTTTTCAGCTGCCTTTGTTTTATATTCTTCATATTTCTTTTTATACTGATCATCTGAAAACGCCTTATAAAGAGAAACATCATACACTGAATTATCATTTGCATCAGTATTCATATTCAAAGATATGTTAGGCATCATCCAAGTGATCTTATCAATATCAAAGTCACCACCTGACTTAGCCACTATCTCTGCTGGTAAAATAACTACGTTACCCACATCTTTAGGAAGGAACTCATATACCTCAGCAAACTCATCAGAGTTAAGTCCTTGAATAGGAATACGATCCCCATGTAGACTAATCATCTGTCTATTGTCACCTTTATCTAACCATGTCTCATCTTTAATTAATCTATTAAGATTTTCAAGAGAAGCATTATAATCAAGTTCTTGAATAGGTACACCTTTTCTTGTTACAGTTTTATTTTGCTCGTCAGTTTTAGTTTTAAATACAGCAACATCTGGTAAGTACAATAGCTTTTCAAAATCTCCTTGCATAGAGATCTTAATCTTCATAGCATTGATTATACCCTTCTCTTTATTAATCCTGTAATATGTAAGACCATTTGTACCATACTTAGCTAGAATTTCCTCAGTAGCAGCTGTTAGTTTTTGACCTTCCAACATAGCTCCAGATACCTGGATAAGTGACTCACCTTTTGTAGTCTGGCGAATCATTGTCTTGTACACAAGAGCATTAAGTAGATTCTCAATTTTATCTGCACTAAGTGAGAATGACAAATCATTCTTCATCTTACCACTAGTGTAATCAAAATCTATAAAGTCTAACTCATGGTCTGCAATATCTTGAGCTGTAAGCTGAGACTTAACAAACTTAATTAAGTTATCCATGTTACCTACAAGCTCTCCATCAGAATTAACTTTAAGCTTAGCCTTATTTAGTAACTGTTGTTTCTTAATTAGTGTCAATTTCATTACTGAATCCTCATACCTTCTTATCTTCTTATACTTATCAGAAGCATCAAGTTTTTGTTTTTCAGTTAATCCAAACCAACTTTCAATTCTATCTTCAAGTGCTTTACCAACTTGATAATCTGTAGGTATACCATTCTCAGTCATATCTACCTCAATAAGCTTACGTATCTGAGTAGGTATAGTTACCTTTCCTTTATACTTAGGCTCAATAGACAACTGATTCTTTAAGTATTCTACATATATTGTGTTTACAGTAAATGGACTATCTGTTATCTCACGATCTTTATTATAAACATCATCTTTAAGAGACTTCACATTACCTTCTTCATCTCTTATTACTTCACCTTTTTCATCAAACTGTGCAGTAGTAAGTGTACCTACTTTAGAACCAGACTCAAACAATGCATAGTCAATACCTTCCAACATCATCTTTTCATGTAGCTGAGCCATCTTAGGGCTAGTTTTAGTAAGAGATGGTGTAATAGGTGTTAACTGGAATTTATGGAAAGCCACAATAGGTAAATCATTTGTTTTAAGATTACCCCAGTACTGTGCTTTTATAGGTGGGAAGAATGTTCCAATTTTATCTCCTGGAATTTCTTCTCCTTTAAGCATTGCCTTGTACATGTTTTCCTGTGCAGGAGACCACACATTCTGTGACATAGATAATATTCTATAGGCATCAAAACTAATCCAACCTTGAGCATCAGCTTCATTCATTGAATAGTAATTACTCATAATGCTGCGATCTTGTGGAACAACATCTTTAAGAGATTCAACAGTCTTGATATCTATATCACTATATTTTTTACCAAATAACTTGGTCTTTAATTCTTTTTCTACTTCTGCTTCAGTTTTATCTGAAGGTTTGTTCTTCATAGCTTTTTCCTTCAGTTGATTATAAAGGTTAAAGCCTATTTCTTCTAGGTACTCGCTACGTGTTATCTTGTCACGCATCACACCTGTATTCAAAGTACCATCATACTGTCTTGCAGCTAGGCCTTGTGCACTACGTACTTGATTTTCAAACTCTCTAGAACCATAATTATTAATGAAGTTAATCATGTCATTATCAGTTCTATAACCCTTACCAGTTGAAGCAATACCTGCATTACGTTTATGAAACTCTTCTTTCAAATGATTATACAATGCTAAGTCACCATAAAGCATATTAATAGACTCTAAATTGTGTATCCAGTTATTATATGTGAAAGAGTTTAATATGGCCTCAGTAAGTTCTTGCCTATTTGGAGCAGGTTCCCCATCAGCTAGTTTTAAACTTTCAATAACGGCATCAAACTGAGTATCAGAAATAAATCCTGCTTCATCAAATAACTCTTTATTCTCTTTAAACTTCTTTTCAAAGTACATTTGAGTTTCTACAACAAGGTCATCCATTAACTTCTGCTGTGCTTCATTAACATCAGAATTAAAGAATTGCTCTAAGTCATCTATCTTAAGTAGCTTATCCTTAGTGTTTTTGTTAAGTACATTTCCAAATACATGAAACTTTTGACCTTCCTTTAAGTATGTAAAATCATACACAGGAGTTGGGGTAATTTGCTTACCTTCTTTCTTTTCTTTTTGTATTTGCTTTAATATGTTATCAATCTCTTCTTTCTTAGCACGTAGTTTCATTATACGTGTGTGTTCAGAGATTATATTTGGAAGAATGTAATTTTGGAAAGCTCTTCTGTGATATGCATTCCTACTTTTTAAGAAGTCTTTGTTAGTGATATACATACCCCGCTGAGGATCATCTAACCCATCAGGAGACAATATATAGTTTAGTGCAGCAGCATAAGACGAACTTTTATCTGAATGCTTCATAAATTCACCTAAACCTTTTTGAGTCACTAAATGTAAATCAAAAATAAACTTAGTAAATGGGTCAGCTGATGCAGAGGATACTCCCTCTTCTCCAGCTAACTGTGCACCACTAATATTATACAAATCTAATTTAACAGGAACACCTTTAACTTCTTTTCTTCTTCCCCACAATGCAGTATTCTTATATGCATCATCAATATAAAACATATTCTTCAACCACGCATATCTCTTTGCATTTGGATTACGCTCTATATCAAAGTGAGACATATGAGGCATCTTTATAAGCTTCTCATATGCTGAACTATTCTCATCATCTTGTACTTCATTTAATGAAGTTACCATGATAGACATAGTACTATTTAATGAGTGTTCAAACTGTGTAGTACCAGAAGCTGTAGTAACCATGAAGCTAACTACACCTTGGCCATACTGACCTTCCAAAGCTAATGCTTGGTTCCAGTTAGATTTCTCTCCAGTTAGTTTACCTATTTTAATATCTCTGTATGATTCTTCTGGTGTACCTGGATTAAGTTTTTCTCTACCAGCAACAAACATTCCCTCTCTAGCTTCAAATATATCAGATGGTTGCTGTATCCATACACCATTCTCATTTAGTATCTGTAATAAAGATCTTCTTTCAACATTCTTTTGTACTATAGTACTGTAAATCTTTTTATATTCTGGATCTTCTTTTACTCTATTAAGAGTAGGAGTTAGCAACGCTTTAACTATTTTGTAATCACCTGGTATACCAAGTTCAGAATCACCATCTCTTAATGCTAATTCAATCTCTTTATTTCTAGTAAGTTTAACACCTATTGCATCTAAGAAATCAAATACTTTATTATTATTGATTACATAATCAGCATCTTTAAAGTCTTCAAGAACTTTATCCAAGTTTAATCTAGGAATACCATCAACACGTGTCATGTATTTATTAGTAGCATCAGACTTAAATAAACTATTCCATGCTTTACCAATTTGAATATTAGGGTTGATACCTCTACCTATTCTAGTAGAAATAGACTCAACTTCACCCTTACTCATTTTCATCTCAGTAGTCATTGCTATCAAAGGAATACGTCTTGTAGAGAATACAGACCAAAAGTCTGTCCATAGATTCTCACTATCCTTATTCTGAAGATGTCCTAGGTTTTCTCCACTAACTCCTTTAGGTCCCATTTTAGTAAGCAACTGACGTATTGCATAAGTCATTTCAGTTTGCTCAGGATTCTGTGCATACGCTAATAACTTTTCATACATCCTAGTTACATTCCTTTCATTCTCTAATATAAGAGCTACCTTATTCCATGTAGCTGTTATATCCATAAGAATTGGTGCACCTATTTCATTAAGTACAGGCTGACCTGTTTTAGGATCATACTTATATAATGTCTTAAACATGTATATAACCTCAGCTTTAGCAAGGTCTCTTAATGATGTATCATTACCTGACTTATCTGAATACTCAGATCTAGAAGATTTAGTTTCGTCTGATGCTTCAGCTTCATCTAATAAGTCTGTCATCTTACCACTAAACTCTTTTGATTTAGCCATGTGGTAAGTAATAAGACCTTTTAATTCTCCGTTTTTACCTGGTTGATTATTTTCTATATTAGTAACATCACCAAAGTTGGTAAATGCTTTATATAATAGCGTATGAGTTTCTCTTAGTTTTAACTTCTTAGCAGGATCTTTTTCTGCTTCTTGTTCATCAAATACTCTATTTACTAATTCAGCTAACTTATATTGAACAGCTTTATACGCATTGGTTCTTCCCTCCTTAGTACGTAAGTATTTAGCTGTCTGACCATAAGTTAATTTAGGAGCCATCTCAATTCTAAATTCCTCCATTTGTTGTGGAGTCATTTTATTTAAAAACATGTCAATTGACTTCTTATTAAACTCCTCATACTCTTTACGGTTTTCTATACCAGAGTTAGCTGCTAGTATTGCCTCAGCAATCCATGCATCCATAGAGTCTAAAAGTAACTTAGATTCTTTAGCACTAAAGTTTTTAAATGTATCCTCTTCAGTTATAGCTTGTATACCACTCTTATTAAGTGATCCAAACTCAGCGTTATCTTTGTTAAACGCATAATCACTAAACTCTCCAGCACTAAGCTTCTCATAAACTTCTTGTAGTCTACTAGTAGCTTTATTATCAGCTGTTACTTCTTGTATAGTTGCATTACCAAATAAGAACTCAAGTAGATTCATTAACTTCCTAAAGAATGTATTCTTCTTAGGTGCTCCTTTCTCTACTTTCTTACCTTTAGATAGCATGTACTTTCTGAAGTCTTCAGCTAAGTACTCTTCTAACTGCTTATTATTAGCATCTTTAAACTGTACTATCTTACCTTCATAATCTGTAAATGAACCAGACTTCTTTCTAACTTCAGAATATATTTCATCTCTTTGTTCAGTAGACATTAATGCCTGAGTAAATCCATGCCATGCCTCATGATACAAATCTGTAAAGTCTGAACCTTTGTATAGCATTACACCGTTCATAGACCATGTAGCTACAGAATCAGGATTCTTCTCATTAACTAAATCAAATAGCTGTCTAAATGGAAAGTACTTACTTATTGGATTAGACTCATACCATTTTCTAGCAGCTTCAATTTGAGCCATTGTAGCTTTAGGATTAACAGATTTCTGAGCATATAATTTAAAGTGTTCTTCATCATTATCTATCTGCTTACCAAAAGTATCATCACTTAAATTGATTTTACCACCTCTAGTTACTTTTCTACCAGATACTTTTCTTTTCTTATCTAGTTTACTATCTGGCTCAGCTTTAGCATCAGCAGGATCTTGTATCTCTACTGTATTAGATTCAGCAAGTGGTGTAGTTTTTAATTCATTTCTAACTTCCATAAGAAGTTTAGGAAACTCTGTACCCCATCTACTTTTATCTTGTGTATGTGTAAATTCTAAATTACCTGTAGTTAATAAGTTAGCAAGTGCTTCTGGATTTTGTTTAAATGATTCTTCAATTAACTTCTTCATTATAGCTGGAGAAGCCTCATCCCACATATCATCCTCAAAGTCTACTCCAATTTGCGCACGCCCTAGACGTTTGGCTTCTGCAGCAGTCTTAGCATTAAGAATTTTCTGTAGATGTTTATCAACTAAAGCTCTACGTTGATCAGGAGTTTCATCACTTGAAGGATCTATTGCGTACTCATTATAAAACTTACCTTTTGCATATTGAAATGCATGTTCTACAGTAGGGAACTCTGTACCCTCATATACAAATGGGCGTTCAGCAAAATTACTAAGATGTGCATTTTCTTTTGTACCATCATAGATATTTACTTTACCTTCTTTATTTACAACAGGTTGTATAGTAGCTGTAATATTAGTTGATCCTGTAACAGGAACTGGTGATATAGGAGCTTGTACTGGTTTAGTAAACTTCCTTATGTTAGCTTCAGCAATACGTATCTGCTCTGCACTTAATTTAATTTGATCTTTAAGTTGAGTCAATACTTCTACTGCAAAGTTTCTGTCGTATAAACCACCTCTTAGATTATTTTCAAACGTAAGAACTGTTTGCTGAGATAGAATACCGTTAAATGGTAAATTAGCATTAGCATTTTTAATAATAGCCATTGCCTCTTTAGTCTCAGCAGGAAGCGCATCATAAGCTGCTTTTTGTTCAGCTGTTAATTGTTCAAGAAATGCATCGTAGTCATCAAGCTCTTCCTCTTCTTCTTTAGTAGTAACAGGATCTATCTTTCCTGTCTCATAAGATACTGGCTCAAATGTAAGATATGCATTTAACGCAACTAACTGATTCTCAGCATTTAATAGCTTGTCAATCTTATAGTTTTCTTTTATATAGTTCTCAGTATATCCATTGACAATTGGAGTCATACGCATACCACCATTAACATCATCCTTAGCTAGACTAAAATGCATACCAGCATCAAGTCCTGCCTTAGTAATGTTTAATGTAGGATACGTCAATAACTGATACACTAACTCTCCAGTATTAACATCTGTCTTTGCTAGTATATCTCCCCTATTTGTAGCATCATTAATATCAGAAACTATTCTAGCTCCGTTCCTTACTCTGTCATTTACTTCTCCCTTATCTAATACTTTGTATGGGAATAAGTTATTGAAATACTTTACTAGTGCTTCTTTGGCTGCTACTCTTTCTTCAGGAGTATTTACTTGCATTTTTTCTCCAAGTAATATTGGACCAGTTGAAAGTACAGATACCTGTGAAGAGCTAAGCATAAGATATCTGCTTAGAATATCTTTCTTTTCCTTATTAGTTAATAATGCACCGCTAGTAGTATAGATGTCATTTACAATGAAGTCAGATAACAAATCTACTAGTGCTGGTGAATCTTTAGTTTCTGTTCTACCAATTCTAATTGCGTCATCACTTACACTTGGTAATCTGAATGTATAGTTTCCTTTACCGTCATAGTCTACACGGAACACATCTTTACCAAATGCAACTTTAGATATAAGGTAAGGTTCTGCTTGGCTACCTAAGTGACCAAGTGTACCTCCCGTAATATCCATAATAACAGTATTGTTTATATCCTTAGATACATAATCAAGTACCTCTTCAACAACACCTCTCTCTTTTAATAATACTTTTTTAGCAACCTCTTCACTTATTTTAAATTGCTTTGCTAGTGCAGTTATTCTTTTCTTCTCATACTTACCATCTATATCAAATGGTGTACGTAAATTATAGAATGATATCTTACCAGTAGGTGACACGTTTCCATTGTCATCAAACTTAACAGCGTTACCATCTTTATCTACAACTACTAGTACTACTGGAGATGAATCTTTAAGTTTTACATCTTCAGGTAGTAGAGATGAGCTCTGTGCTTTAAGGTACAATGCACCTACGCCAGGGTAGTTTATCTCTGAAGACTTAGCTCCACCTCTTATTGCTCTTACTATATTTCTTTTTACTTTATAGAACAGCTTTTTTGCAGGATCAATTACATTAAATTTAGAACTAGCCTTATCCATACTAAGAGCTTCATTATCTGTATCCTTAAGTACATGCGGAGCTACTGCTTCAAATACTTTGTCTTCAGGTAATATAATTTGTTCTTCAGTATCTTCTAAAGCAGCCAATTCTGCATCATATTTAGCATTGATTAAATCCATACCTTCTTGTATAGATTTAATATTACCTACTAAATCATCATCAGATCTAGATTCTGGATCTAAATCAAAATCATACGTACCTAATAATTTTTTATATTCTTCTGTAAGTACAAAATCTTTATCAAATTCTTTATAATCTTCTTCAGTAACAGGTTTAGCTCCTTTATTAAATTCAATTGCCTTTTGTCTTCTTCTTTCTATATCAGCTTTCTTAGCTTCTATATCAGTTTTCTGTTTAGTTACTTCTTCAGTAACGTCTACAGTTTCTACTTCACCATTCTCATCAAATGAAAAAGTAAGTTGTTCTCCTGGTACTTGTATTTCAGGTAACTCACTTTCTATCTTCTCTTCAGGAACTTCTTGTTTTACTGTACCCTCTTGTGCATCTTTAACTTCTTGTAGTATGTCTTGAGAAACTCCTAGCTTATCTTCAATAAAACTTATTCCTGTTTTTTCTTCATTAGCCTGTGTTGCATACTCTGCTATTGATGATAAATTTAAACCTTTAGGTATAAGTGTTGACAATATACTAATATCTCTTGGAGCTAATGAAAGTACGATGCGTGGTATTGCTCTAGTTATATCTATTGCTTGCTCATAATTATTTGTTGAATTATAAACATTGTCATATGTATCCTTCATAAGCTTGTCAATATCAAACTTATCTACAGGAGAAAAAGCAATGTTGTTCATTACAGAACCTACATAAGTTGTAAGAGCAATATATGCCTTCTTACCTTCTTCAGAATTTAAAGAACAGAACATTATTTACAAGCGTTATTAAGATTATCTAAAAAGTTATTTAAGGCAGCATCAGGGTTTATATTTTTAGAAGCTTTAAATGCAGCATCTATTTCTTCTTCTGATAAGTTTTCAAATACTTGTACGTTTTCATTAGAAGTAGCTTGACCTTCAGGAGTAACTTCATTCATTTTCATATCTTCTGGAGCCATATTAATATCGTATTTAAATATAAGTCTCTTTGTATTATCCTTAGCAAAGTCACTTCTATTAATTGTGAATGTAGAAGTAGCATCTTTAAGACTAACCAAAGTTAATTGATTTTTAGTCTTCTTAGCAATCCTCCAGACACTTTGTATTCCTTTCTCTAGATTATTTATAACCAAATAATCATCTACATTAATATCGTCAAAATTTGTCTTATATGCAAGTTCTTTCTTCTTGTTTAATAACATCTCATTGATTTCAGATGGTTTAAACCCAGAAGTATTTCTAAGAGTTACATCAGCTATTAACTCAGCATCAAAAATTTCAAAATCATTAAAGTTTTCTATAGCATTTAATCTATCTACTATTTCTTTTCTTGCGTCTTCTCTTTGCTGGTCAAGGTCTTCTTGCTCAGCTCTTACCCTTGCTAATGTTTCTTCTTTAGTTTCTCCTTGCAGTACAATATTAATTCCCTCTAATACATCCATCTGTTCTATTTCAGCTTGGGTATATCCTAGGTCTTTAAGTTTATTTATTTGTTCTGTAAGTAAGAATGTCTGATCAGTCTGTGTTTGTGTCTGCTTAATACCTGGTCTTCTTTGAATAACTCTAGGCCCAGCTTGAGGGAAGTACTTTTCATACAACGCTAATACTCTTGGAGTTTTAAGTTTTAAAAATGCTTCAAAGTCAGTACTGTTTTTAATCAATTCTATTTCATCCTCTACAGTTTCTGCAGGAGTCTGTACTGCTAGACCAGTTGTATTTATCTTATACTCTTTAAATGCCTCAACTAACTCAGCCATTAACTCTGGACTAGTTTCATTGAGCTCTTCAACAGTCATGTTCTCAGGTCTAACAACTTCTTCTTCTACAGTTTCACCTTTAACTTCCTGCGCTTGCTTATATGCTTTGTCTATTCTAGTTGTTATAGCTGCAATAGCTCCATTAAGCGCAGTATTTGTAGACTCATTTGAGAATACACTCTGTATATAGTCTGTAGACTTATTTACAAAATCTACCCATCCTGTAGTGGTTTTACCTTCAAACTCTACTTCTGACAAGAATGTTCTAAACGCATCACTTGTCATAGTCTCCCGCATGAAATCTTCTAATGATACAAGACCTATGAATGGTTTATCATAAAACTGCTCATTATCTCTATAGTACTGAACAGCACTATTAAATAAATTTTGCATATTAGTTTTGAACTCTGGATCTTCTTTAAGTCCATTGTATAATCTTCTATTTACTTCTTCTCGTAGAATGGAAACTTCAAGTGGATAACTTTGAGCATTTGATTTAAACTCACTAGCAGAGTATCTTGCATCTATAACTGATTGATCTTCAGTAGTATACTTACCTGGACCAGCTAAGTTTTTAACAAATGTAACTGTCTCATTTGGTTTAGCAAATTTAACAAGTCTTCTTGCTAAGGCCTTCTCTTGGTCTGTTGCAAATTCACTGTCAACTATAGCTTCCAATACTTGCTTTAATGGTACTTTGGATGTACTTGCTGTAGGGTCAAACCCATATTGTTCAGCTAAGTCTGTATAAGTTCTTTCGTCAAAAGGGAACTTCTCTCTAGCCTCAGTATTGTACTGGTCAAGAGCTCTGTTGTAATCTAATGGAATATCTAATACTTCAATTGCAAAGTCTCTAAATATGGATATTGCTTCTTCATATTGTAAAGAAGTAGTTTTTATCTCATCATTATTAGAAATATTATATATTCTTCTAGGCATCTTACCCTCATTGACAAGAGCTTCATAATCCGCTATGTCAAAGAACATATCTTTTTCATATAGTTTTTGTAGAAGTTTATTACCTTCCATTCCTTTCCTATACTCATTAAGTGCCTCAGTAATTCTTATCTTTCTATTTGCGTGTTCAGATGCTATTACTTGTTGTTTTCTTGCAGCATATTCAAAGAATGCCTCTGGGTTCATTAATGTGTTAACTGCGTTGTTCATATTTACACCTTCACTATCAAGGTTATAATAGTCAACTAGTTTATCAAACGCTGCCTCTAAATTTTTATCTGTAACTGGAGCTCTGCCAGCAAGAGTCTTTATATAATTCTTATATGCATCTAATGCTTTATTATATACTTTTTGATCTACTTCACGTTGTTTAACATCTACCACTTTCTTAGTACCTCCTTCAAGGTCTTTGTTCAACGTTTCAGTATCCGTATTAATATTTGAAAGCAAATCTGTTAATGCTGTATCAAATTGTTGTAACGCATCTAACTTTTCTTTCTTTTGAGTAAATAGTTTTTTAGCTTGTGGTGTAACAAGTTCTTGCTCACCATATACAGCTAATTCTTCTTTAAGATTATTTATTTCAGTCTGTACTCCTTGTATAGAGAATAGGTTAGTTATGTCACTTGTATTTATTGTACTTACACCTACATCTTTTACAGCTTCATTTAAAATACTATTCATTCTTACAAGCGAGGTTCTAAAACCTTCTCTCATAAAAATTACATCCTTCTGCGCCTCTTGAAAAGATATATATGCAAAAGCTTCTTGTTGATATTCTGGAGTATCTGCTTTATACTTACTTGGGTCAAATGGATTTTTAAAATTCTCTTTTACAAACTTATAGGATTTTTTAAACTCATCAACTTTAGTACTCATTTCTTGAAGGTTCTTTCTAGCCTGTTCTACATCTCCTGCAGTAGGCAATGCCTCCATAAGTTCATCATCTGTTAATGAAGATAACTCTTTAAATCTTTGTTTAAAGGTATCTTCCATACCATTCTCTAATACAGTATAGAAATGGTTAGCCATAGATCTATACTTTGTATCATAGAACTTTTTAGTATCACCCTCTTGTTCTGCCTCACTCATTGTTTGGCTCATCTCTTTCTGCTCAACTAGATTATTTAAATTTAAGTTGTGCATTTTAAGAGGATCCTTATAAAGATCATTTAATATATTAGCTTTCTTATTAAGATCTGCAATAGCTTGTTCTTTAGTAGTTTGATAGTTTTTATCAGTAAGTGCATTAAACTTACCACCTACTCCAGATAATACTGATGACACAGGAGATACTAAACCTCCCATAAGGAAGCCTGATGTAAATGTTTCAAAACCTTGAGATGAAAACTGACTGCTAATATTTTTTGCTAATGAGTCATAATAACCACCTCTTGCTCCATTACTATATAAATTTTTATAGTAATCTGTATTTGTACCAGATATAACTTCCTGTGCAATTTCTTGAAGACCTTCCGCTAAGTTAGCACTCATATAACTAAGTGCCATCTTACCATATGTTTTAGGTTTAGCTAAAGCTTTTATTGATGTTTTAAAACCTTTCTCTACTACTTCAAATCCTTTCTTTTTATCTAAAATAAGTTTGGCAAAATTATTACCTAACTCAGGAACTATCTTTCGCATAGGATTGATAGCCTTAAATAAAGAACCAAATGCAATATTGTTACTAAAATAAATTACAGGCATGTTTTGAGAAATTGTATCTCCGCCTGCTTGTTTAGCAACTCCTCTAATTTTAGCAGCCTCTTCTTCATTTGGAGCTCTACCATTCTTACTTACAAAGTCAGAGTATAAATCATCAAGCATTTGATTCTCTACCATTCCTCCTTCAAGTCCTGACTCTGCAAATGCTAATCTTACATTTCTTATATCTCTATATGCAGACCCCAAACCTAATGTAGTTTTGGCCATTCCAGTTAAGTTATCTAACTTATTAAAGTTTGATAAAAAATTATAAGTTTCACCAGCAATTTGTTTACCAGCAAACCTAGCACTATTAGCAGCAAATTTACCAATACCAATTTCTCCTGTTTTAGCTGCTTGATATATTTTTCTAAAGACATTAACATCAGCCATATCATCAAGAGCATTAACTATCTTATTAGTGCTCTTAAAGAACTGCCCTGTTTTTTGAAATCCTCTTGCCAATCTGCTAGCGTTCACACCAGTACGTGCTAATGCAGCTGCTCCTGCACCCCCACCCGTAGCTGCTGTAGCTACTGCCAATCCTATTTCTTCTAGGATTATTTCACCCATCAAACCAAAGGTGTATCCTGAGTTAAGATATAAGTTAGTAGCAAAACCTCCTAGACCACCTCTTGTAGATGTACCTATATCTGCTGCACGTTTATATAATTTAGCTTCCTCTCTATCTGAACTTGGTCCTAATCCAAAACCTATTTGTGCTAAAGTACCCCACTGTGTAGATGCTCTGGCTAAATCATCTGTCCATGAACTATTAGCATTATACTTTGCTTCGTTGTCTATAAATGGATTAAAACCTAATCTATTGAACTGAGGGTGATTATAATACCTCTCATACTTCATGTTGTTCATGTCAGCGCCCCACACACGTTCTTTACCACGCATATAAGGATCAATAACATTTTGTTGAACTTTTGGTAACTCTCTATTAAGTATTGCAAAAGCATCATCAGAAGGAGAAGACTGAGATGCTTGCTTTATAGGATCATTAGATTTAACATTAGTTTGTGGAAAGTAATCAGCTAAATCAACAAGTTGTTTAATGGCCATTATAAATAATTTTATCGCATTAAGTTATTCATCTGAGATATTACATTCAAATTAAGTTGATCAAGTACTTGAGTCAATTGCTCATTAATCAAACTAGCATTATCTGCACCTGAATTAAAAACTAAATTTAACGGTTCATAAATGAAGTCATTAGTTACATCATCTACACCTGTTGCTACACTTCCATTAACATAGTATCCTCCTGTTGGGTTTCTTGTCATAGTAAGTTTAGATATACCTCCGTCATACTTACCATATGCAATTGGAACACTACCTTTTACAGTTAATAGTTTTTCTATTTCAGGAACTTTAGTCTGTACATGTAAAGCATTTTGTGCTGCTGAATCTTTAAGATACATTGTTACAGCTCCTTCTTTATTATCTTTAAAGTACTCATAGTACATTCCTGGATTATCTTTAGTACCAACAAAATCTTTTAAGAAAGTAGGATCATTAACCATAATGGTATATGATTGCCAATCTCTTGAACCACCCGCTGTAGCATTATAACTTCCTAACCATGTAGGTTTAGAACCTTTACCACTTTTAATTGCTTGACCAAGAAGTTGTTTTACAAACTGTTCTGCTTGTACGTTACTCATACCTGGTAAACTATTACCTGCTTTACCAAAACTAAAGAATACATCTTTATCTCTAATTGCACCAAAGGCATCACGTAAAAATGATTGTTCTTCTAATACATTTTTAGATAGTGGAGCACTGTAATCTACATACCCATCTAAACTTTGAGTTGTACCTGAACCAATTCCCATTAACCCTAATTGTTCTTCAGCAGCACCCGTAACATATTTATCAGTAAATACTTCTTTAAATGAATTAAGGAACTCATCATTTATTGTAGGTCCCTCGCCTCCATACATATAATTTAATGGTCCTGCAAATAAGGCCCCTATACCAGCTCCTATAGGTCCTCCAAATGCTCCACCAGTAGCAGCTCCCAATCCTGCTGCTCCAAGAACACCTCCTGGTTTTGCGTCACCTTTATATAAAGCTTTTGCCTCATTATAGGTTTGCCAAAATGCATTATCATCGTGTTCCCATGTATCTGCATATTTAGCGTACTTAGCTCTTACAAGTCCGTTATCATCAAAGAACTCTGTGTATGGTACAGCTACTCTTTCACCATCAAAGAATCCTCCACCATCTGCTATACCACCTTTTGTAATATATACATTTGGTAAATTCTTTTTATCTATCCCTGGCTCTATTGGTTGTCCTTTTGCATCTGTTCTTTTTTGTGTATCAGATTTAACCATTTGTTCTGCAAATTTATTTTTTGCCATTTCATATGCTTCTGCATAATCGCCTGTACCATTTGCTAATGCTTTTCTTTCTGATTCACTTAATTTAGTAGAAAGATTTTGATCTATCCATTGTTTTCTAGTAGCAAAATTCTCATTGAATATTTTTTTATAATCATCTAAAGTTGCTTGACTAGAAGCATTTTGTGCATTCTTCATTGCTTTTTCAGCAACGTTGAGTGCAAATTGATTTTCGTTTGCTATACCTCCTTGTTTAGTAACTAAACTTTCATAGTAATCTGCATACTTAGTATCACCTTTTGTTCTTGCAACTTCTGCAGCTCTTTTATAAACATCTACTTTAGCTTCTTTCCATTTCTCTACACTTGTTAGTGCTTCGTCTGCAGCAAGAACTTTATATGATAATTGTTCACGAATACCTCCTAAATATGTTCTATTTATATTTGACTGATCTCCTGAATACATACCTTTAACACTATACTTATAAGCAGCATTCAACATGTTTTGATTTAGTTTACCAAAGTCTTTACTCATATCATAAGACTTAGCAAAAGCTAACTTATACTGAGTAGTACCGTTTTTAAACTTTTCATACATTTTACCCATCTCTCCAGCATCAGCTGCTCCTTGTTGCGTAGCTTGAGATACATATTGATTTAAAAACTCATCTGTCATTTTAATTAAATCTAATTCTGCCTGCGCAGAACCATTGCCTCCCTCCTGTACTTTAGTTTTAGCAGCATCATATGTTCTTCTAAATACTTCTTGTGTATTAGTATAGGCTGTTGCAGTAGCTTCATTGGCTAATTCATTAACTCTATTAAACGCTGCGTTAGGGTCTGTATCAACATCTGAAGCTAATGCACCTAAGAATCGTTCATTAAGCATTTGTTGACCTTGCATTTCTAAATCAAGAAGCTTTTTATCATTCTCATATTCTAGATCAGATTTATACTTAGCCTCTTGCATTCTAAACATATGATTCTGTTGAGATAATGCATAGTCATTTACCTTATATGTTTGTTCATAATCTTTATATGCAAGTATCTTAGCAGAGTCATATAAGTCCATATTAAGATTTAATAAAGCAGAAGCACCATCAAGAGTTTCTGCTTGGTATCTTAAATTCTGACTAGCTAAACTATTTTGAGTAGAAGTTAATGCAGTTGACGTTACCTTTTCTGTTTCTGCATGAGATTCTGATTCTCCAAATAATCTTTCATATTCAGATTGAGCAGATGTTGTATCTCTTACTTTTCCTGATTCTATATTTTCTTTTAAATCTTCAGCTCTTCTCTTTGTATTTTCTTTAGCATACTGAGCATCTTGATTTATATTTCCTATAGCATCATTGATTTCTTTTGATTTTTGATTAATGTATTCTTGTAGAGCAGCATCCTCAGAACCATATTGAGCTGTATTTCCAGAAACCCAAGTCTTTCTATCTAAATAAGATTTAGTTCTATAGTATTCTGCAATAGCAGGATCTTTACCTATAATACTTTGAAGGTGTGAATAAACAGGCCCTATTATCTGTTCACCATTTTTAGTTGTAATAATCCACTTACCATCAGCAGAAGGACTATCCATTTTTACATTCCAACCGTAGTCTTTAAATATCTGATTAGCTTTTTCTCCTACATTAATAAAAGGTGTATATGTAACATCATGGTATCCCATTGCTTCATCATCAGACATGTTTTGAAACTCTTGTCTTTGATATTCAAGAGCATCAAGTCCTCCTTGCCAAAACTGACCACCACATTTTTCTGGATCAACACAATTTCTAAAACCCTCACCTCTTTCTACTTGAGACTGATAGTTCTTTGTCCACATCATATCTTTAATGATGTTTTTGTTTTCGTATAATCCAGAAAATAACTTAGTAGCCTGAGATACATTTTGCTCTAAAGATAAATCCACATTAGCTAGTTTCTTTATCTCATAGTCAATAGTGTTAAAGAACTCATCTCTTGCGTTAATATTGTTCTGTCTTGTTAATGATGAGTTGAGTAATGAACCATATAAATTACTAATCTTTTTGCGGTTAGTATCATATTGTGTCTGCTTCATTTGCAGCGCACCTGCATACAACTGAAGATTTGGTTCATATGGTTGTACAGATGGTAAAAACGTTGGTGTGCCTGATAAATAAGTTGACATAATATTTTTTATTTATAATCAAAAATAATATAAGTTTATTAAACCTCTCATATTTATTACTGTATTCCCTCCCTATTAGCAGCCATTGCAGACCAGTAATCAGCTTGTGTTTCTGGTATACCCATATCTGCTTTTACTAGTTGTGTAAGCGCAGTATCACTTGCTCCTGGGAATCTATTTTTATATTCAGCAAATAAGTCTGCGCTTGTCTTGCCTGACTCTGTAGTAGGTTCTATTGGACCTGAAGGAGTAAACCCTGCAAAGTCTTGTGTAAATGGATCCCACTGATAATTAGGAGTCTGTAAATTCATTGCTTGGAAAGCACCCTCATTAGACTCACCTATACCAAATGCTTTTCTAGCTTCTGCCTTAGCAGCTGACTTACGTGCCTGTAAATTATCTTTAAGCTGTGCCCATCTATCTCTAAGTGTAGTAGTAAGATTGGCAGAGTTCAATGCTGCTTGATTCAGCGTAGCAGCTTTATTCTGTTCAGCTTGATTGATAATACCAATATTAGCATTATGTACAGCAGCTGTTTGACTTGCTATTGCATCAGCTCCTGTTGAAGCAGATAATGCAGACATAACCGCTTGAGGTCCTGCATAAGCTTGCATTGTTTCTGCTTGTTGTCCTAGCGTACCTCTAATTTGTCTCTGCATATCTTCAGGAGACATTACAGCTACTCCTGGTAGATATACTCCTGGTTGTGCTACAAATGGAGTCTGTGGTTGATCTGCATATATTTCATTTACTGCACCATAGTAATTCATAATATCTGGAGCAGTCCAACCTCCTACTGGTGCTGGCTTAACATACTCTGGAGTTTCAGTAGAAGATGTTTCTTCTTTTTCTGGAAGAGCACCTTCTTCTAATGACGTAACATCTCCTACTGCTACAACTTGCCCTGTAGTAGTATTAGTATAGTCACCATCAATAATAGATATCTTACCTGATCCTGTACCAGATATATCAGCTGCATCTCTTGCACCTAATTGACCAATATCAAAATCAGCTATCTGTGCTTTTAAATTGTCATCAGTTATTTTTCCATCTTTATAATCTGTAACTAGATCTTTATAACCAATGTAAAGAGCTTGTTCTAATTTAGCTTCTTCTTCAGTTGGTATATTTAATCCTATCTTATTCCATGATGCTTCAAAATCTGCATTACTAGATTTACCAGCATCTGCAGCATCTTGGTGATCAGCTATGGATTTTATATTACCTGCTTGAGCATTGGCAACTGTAGCTAGATTTCTCTTCTGCATATCCATAAACATTTTATATGCTACTTCAGGACCATCAGGACCTTCTAGTTTAGCAACTAAATTGTCTACTTCTGTAGCTGTCATACTCTTTCCTCTATTTGCAGGATTCTTAAGTGCAGTAACTGCTCTTTTAGCTAATTCTTTTTTTACACTTTCCTCACCAAACTTACTTTGGATATACTCATACTGTCCAGCAATTTTTGAATTACCAGCAAAGAATTTATCTAAATCTTCTTTAGAACCTGTATACGCAGGGGATGCTTTCTTTTGAGAAAGTATTTTATACGCTCCATCTTTTTCAACTACTACAGATTTACCACCTGCATTGTCATAAGCTGTTTTCTTTGCTTTTTCAAATTCTGTATCAGAATCATAATCACTTCTTTTTACAATGACAGCATCAGCAGGTACTTCACTTTTCTTTATCTTAACTGTTTTACCTGATACGTTCATTATACCTACAACTTGTCCAGCTGAGTTAACTACTTCATATACATCTCTTGCAGCATCATATCTTACTCTTTCATCTTCACCAATAACACCACCACCATTTTGATACTTCTTTTGTTTTACAGCACCACCTTTTTTCATTCTAACAAGACCACCTAATTTCATAGGCATCTCTGGTTGCATAGGTTGTTGCTGCATCATTTGAGGAGGCATCATCATTTCAGGCATCATTTCAGGAGACATCATTCCTGGCTGACCCATCATCTGTTGTTGTGGCTGTTGTGGCACTGGCTGCTTAATTGCATCTAAGAAAGGTTGTACAGCTTCCTCTATATTTATTCCTGTCTTTTCTAAATAAGGAACACCTACAGTAGGAATATCTATTTGACCTTCATCATCAGTAAACCCTTTTTGCGATTCTTGTAATAAAGATATTAAACCTAACTTATCTACCTTATTCATTATGTTAAGTCTGGCTGTATCTTTAGTTATCTTATCAGAATCATTATCTAATAGTCTACGTATATCTTCATTAACCATAAATGGTTTAGATAAATCAGCATAGGTATATCCTGATTTCTTTACAGGTCTATTGAATAGTTTGTGTACCTCTGGATTCTTTTCTTTTAAGTGATCAGAGAAAATAAAACTTCCTTCTGGTACGCTTAATGGAGTTCCACCTTTATAGTGTTTCTTACCACCAATAACATATGTCTTAGGAATAGTTTTAGTCCATGCGTCATCACCCATTGGTGTAATGATGGTTTCTCCTTTCTCAGCTTCTATATTAGCTTTATCTCTTTCAATAGGACCTAAGTTTTTCTTAACATCAAAGCCAGGCTTCATTCCTTCTTTGAAGTTAACAGGAAATTGAAAAGCATTATTAGTTAACTTTGCTTTTGTATATAATCCTTGCTGTGCTTTAGGTAAAGCTGTTATTCTTACTTTATGTTTCATAGTGTTATATGTATTCTATTGAACCACCATTCTTTAATATATTCTTTACTTGATCATCATTAAGATAATATACACCACCTTTTCTGTATGAGAATGTACTACCCCCTTTTTTGTTGGTAGGCATTTGTTGTTTTGCTGAACCAAACACAGGAGTTGCAATACCATATGTTGTTAATCCTTGATTAAATGCATCAGCATTGTAATGTGTTCCTTTACTATATCCTTCATTAATTAATCTTGCAACGTCACGAACATGTTCAGGATTAGAGTAATCTACATTAAGACAGTCTACACATAGGTTAAAGCTTCCATCTTCATTTTTCATGTCAGGATCAGATTCCCACATGTCAGGATTATTTAAGAAGTACTGACGTTCTTGTAATGCTAAATCATAAAGTCCTCCATCTTGAAATACTTTACCACCTCTTTTAAACATATCTTGAGTTTCATTATCATCAAGATAATAGTTATTACCTTCTTGATAGTTACCAGCAAACTCACCAACTAAACCTCCTGTTTGATATGTACCTCCATTTTTACCATATGGTGAATATCCAGATTGTCCACTTAAAAGATTACCACTACCTTGGCTAAATCTATATCCATAGTTAGCTGGTTGTAAGTCTGGAGTTTCTTCTCCAATCAATGCTCCTGTTCCCCACAAACCTCTACTTAACGGATTTCTTTCTCTGCTATCCATAAGTACTGGCATAGTACGATTAACATCATACATTGATTCATCTTCAGATACTTTCTCTTTACCCGCTGCTAATGCATTCATACCAGATAATAAAGCTCCTGCATATGCAAGACCTGGTGCAGAGTATTTATCTTTAATAACTAATTTACCTGCTCTACCACCAATAGCCATAGGTTTTGTTTTTTGTTCAAATAAATTTCTTTCTGGATTAACAGCTTCTTCTGGTAATTCTCCTTGAAACATATTTGCTGTAGAATTATCAACAGTTCCAAATCTTCTAAAATCTCTTCTGTCTTCCCTTCTTTGTTGTCTATCCGCAACTCTTGCTTGTCTTTCAGGACTGCTATTTGCAAATGCTTTAGCTCTTAGTCTATTAATAAAGTTACTTCCCATTACAGGTGTAGGTTCTTCTGATTCACCTCTACCTGTAAACATACCTTTAGCTCTATCAAATAAATTTTCATTAGCTTGTTCAGTACCATCACCATAGTCCCAAGTCATTTTAACTTTATTACCAAATGGTCCTGTTCTAGCTTTAAACTTATCCATGTATACATTCTCAGGTTGTATTGCCTGTAATGACTGAGCAAATTGTTTAGCACCTTCCTGTGTAAATATAGGTCCTCTATTACCAAACATATAATTACCCTCAGCAAGATTGAGTATACTGTTTTGAGCACCTCCTACAGTTCCTACTATCTTACCATCTTTAAAGATATAATCTCCTTGTACACCAGTAAAGAATCCTCCAGTGTCTGTATCATCAGCTACAGTAGTTGAAGTATCGTCAGTTGCAGTTCCATCTGTAGTTGTTTGGTCAGCAGATGAATTACCAAATTGTGTTTGCGACATAATCCAATTTGCTTCATCATCTTCTACGGGTCTTGATGTACCATCTGTACCTGTGATAGTTTTAGTTGCTGGATCATAATATCCTGTACCAATATCTATCATTCCTGTGGGTACAGTTACATCAGATGACGTATCAGTGTCATCATCAACAGACATACCATATGCAGCTTTAGGTAAACTACCTCCATACTTTAAACCAAACATAGTTTCAGCAGCTTCATTAGAAGTAAGTTTATTAGGATCAGTACTTACATAAGGCGTTTGTTTACCAAACATATCACCTCTTACCTTAACTTTAGTACCAGCATAGTCAAGTACATTACCTATATTTAATATAGATTTGCCAAAATTCTTACGTGTTTTCTCTGCATTAGCTTGTCTGGTTTCATAATCTAATAAATAAGGATTATCATTAGGATCCATGCCTCCATAGAAAGCACTACCAAATCCAGTTCCTCCACCCATTTGAAAAGCTTGTTGCATCATTGGATTATATGTCTGAATTGTATTAGCTTCTTGCGCTTCCTTATACGTTTCGTCTACATAGTTTCTAGCAACATTAGCACCAATAGCATTCATTATCTGTTGCTTTCTATTTCCAACAACATTGTCAGCTGTCATGTTCTGTCCAGCTGCACCACCAATAGCTTTGTGAATTAGTTTTTTAGTTTCATTTATCTTACCTCCTTTCTTAAAAGGTTCAACAGGTGTTTGAGTAGCATTTCTTAACTTATCTGTTATCTGAACTAACGTACTCTGTTGTTCCTCTGGACCTAACTTAGAAAACTCATTTATAAGATTAAGAGTTTCTTCTTGAGACATTCCACTTATCTGCGCATATCTAGTTAGTATTTCCTGTGTGGTTTGTCCTTGATCAGCAGAACCTGCAGCAGGATTCATTACATCTCCCATCATTCCAGGATTCATCATTGGAGCACCCCCATCCTGGAACTTTGGTTTATATATTCTTACTTTTTTCTTTTGCATAGTACTAAGTGTATATTATAATATAGTAAAAATAAATTTTATTTAATAAACATGATATATTTATTCAATCACATCTACCCTTATTCCTTGAGAAATAAGGCTTTGTATCTCATCATCAGTTAATTCATCATCATAGTATGAACCACCTTCTTCTTTTTTGTAAATGTCTTTATCATAAAACATATGGAGTTCTAATGCATTGTTACCTGGATCTGTATTACCTCCATCTTGACGAGTGGGTATGTTATATCTAAAACTTATAGAAGGATTAAATTTCATTTTATCTCTTGCAAATCCTTCTGGCGTGGGTTGACCTGTAATTTCAGTATTAACACCTAATCCTAAATTAACATCTCCTAGTTGTTTAGATAAATTAGCATTATAAAAACCTCTCCAATAATTTAAATCTTCTGAGCTTGTAGGAACTGCTCCTGTGAAATTTGCCTCTAAACCTTGTTTTGGTAAACCAAATCCAAATCCTCCTTCTAATGTTTTATCAGCTGTTGGAGCTATATACCCATACTTATAAAAATTTGAACTATCTTCTTCAAAAGTTGGATAGATATACGCACCAGGATTAACTGTATGCGTTCTGTCATAATCAGGACCTTTTGTTAAAATAGATGCCTGTTCTACTTCATTAATTTCTTCTCCTCCATCTTGAAAGTGTGTAATCTGTGCATCTACATAACTACCTCCAGTACCCATTGATCTAGGATCAGTTACTGTAAATGAATTAGCCGGATTATGCTTAGGTGAAAAACGTATATCTGTACCTCCATCTTTATATGTATCCATCTCTTCTACTACATACCCTCCATCCCTGTAGGCAGCTATTTCATCATCTGTTAGATATGCATACTCTTCTTCTGTTACAGGTACTTCTCTTACCTTAGTTGTATTAAACTGATGCATACCTGAGTTAGGTGGTAGATATACCCTGTTAGCATATAACGGCATACTAGTATGTGTCATATCAATAACTCCTGTAGGAGTATTAATATCTATATACGGACGTGTATTAAATGGTGAGTCATCTCTATAACCCATCTTAGATACATAGTCTATATCTGTAGGTTTAGGTAACTTACGTGGCTGCTTCGCATGCTTCTGATCCTTAGATAATTGAGATTTATTATACATTACCTTGGTGAATTAAGATTCTTAACGTTTGCAATATTAAACAACATCTTGATATTACCAGATACAAGTCTTCTTAATAATACCACTTGTCTATAGTGCCTAAACTTCTTACGCTGTGTAGGATACTTATTATAGTCTAAGTTAGCTGCATTAAGATTCTTTACATATCCGTTAGGTTGCGTTAAGAATATTGTCTCTTGTGCTGATGTATATTCTCCTCTGTCTTTTGTAATATCCCAGAATTGATTAAATCTGTACTTGTTCTCTACCTTGTCAAACAATATCTGTATATTATTAGGATTAATAATTGGATACTGTACAATTTGTGTAGGATTATTCTTAGGTGATAAGTTAAGTTTTAACAACCCAGAACATTGCTCAGAGTTATATATGATAGCCTCATCAAAGTTAAAGTCTAATACATGGAATCTATCATAACAATTATCAGCATATACATAACACTCTAACTGGTACTCTATACTTCTAAGCGTAGTTACATTCTGTACTGTACTAGATTGAAACTCTATCTCAAATGGATAGTCAACCCCATAGTAATTACAGTAATGATCACATGCTGTATTGTGTTTCCATATAGCATTATCTTTAATAGATAAGAATGTATCTTTACTACCTAATAATAGATTAGGATGCCAGTCATGGTAAGATATAAACTGCCCAAGCTTAGGGTCATAACTTACTGTCCAAGATGCATCAAAGAAGAAGTTAGGATCTCCTAGCTCAATAGTAGCTCCTGTCTCAACAACAGTAAATACATTATTACCACGGTAGTCTAATGTATATCCATTATCTTTTCTTATCCTGTAATCTTTTTTACAGAAGTATACAAGCATGTTTTGATTATCATATATAGTTTGACAACCAATACCTATAACTGGATTATCTGTTAACTCAAAGTCTGGAAAATCATCAGTAAGTACATATGGTAAATATTGTAAGAACCACCACTTTAATTGTCCAGGTAAAGTAATCTCTTGCAGACCTTGACCAGATACTGCAAATATCTTACCTTGATTTTGTGACATATAGAATATACCTACTGGTGTAGCAGCTATACTTAATCTATTCTGACATGAACCATACTCATATTGTCTATCTGAGTTATCTAAGTATTGTAGTGGTTGATTAAATAACCCGCCATCTCCAATAGTAATCTTAGTTCCAGATTCTAATGTGAGCTGTTCTGATCCCAAGAATTGTATAGGAGATAAATCTTCAAATAACATTACAGCACCATTAAGATTTATATTCTTAATTGAGGTAACTCTACTATTGAAGTCTTTATAGTTTAGCGGTAAGAATACTCTCCAGTTATCTTTCTTATTCTCAAGAGTTTGTGGTAATGAGTATATCACCCTCTTAGGTCTATATACATAACACGTCTCTGCTATAAAAGGATTATAGTCTCTTCTATGAACATTACCCCAAGGTATAAGGTTATTGAATAACTTATTTATACTTAAACTAAAGTCATACTTGAAGAAGTTACCTGACTTAATTATATCTGTACTAAACAGAGAAGATAAGTCTGTATACTCATATGGATCATAGTGTCTTTCAAATGTAGGCTCTCCCCAGTCTCTAAGGTCTACATTTATACTTGACTCTACAAAGAAGTCACGCACACCTGAATTAAACAAGTACATGTAACAGTTCTTTAGTGTAAAAAATCCTGTACCTACAGTTCCTGGTCTATCAAAACAATGTAAATCAGATGGAGTTACTATAGTAGAAAAGAAGTTACCTATGTTAGAAAATGCAGCAGTAACACTATTTATAAAATCACTCCAGTCAAAATCTTCTGTATCCATCCAGAAAGATGAATAAGGAATCATTCTATTTATTCTATAATTAAACTCACTACCATCTGGTTCATCATACATCCAATTAGAAAAATAAAACATAGTGTTCTTTTCTGTATATCTTCCAACGTATGTATCTCCATTAAATAAAATATCTGTACCTGAAATACTTTTATTTACAGCACAAGTAGAAACAGGAACTTGTATGATGCTTTCTACTTTACCATACTGGTTTCTAAGTGGTTGCTTTAATCCTACATAGTGGGAAGAAGCTGTTCTCTTAAATGGAGTTGTAGGCTTATTATAAGATATATTAGCTTGACCTACTGTTGCTCTTGAATTGTCATCTTGAGTTGGATTTCTTAGTAAGTTATATGTTTCTAATGCTACTGACCTACTTCTATATAAATTATTAATTCTGTAGTCTGCTCCAAAGTCTTGTAAGTAAGGCTCAAGATATCTTGCATAATCTATAACAGTTCTTTTATTTATCTCAACTGGAGGTCCTACAATTGGTGTTGCCTGCGGTGCTTCAAATCCTGTATACTTACAATGTGAGTTATACTGTAAAGCAAACTGATTATATCTACTGTATGCTTTAATTAATCTTAATGTAGCATCAACTCCTTCAGTAAGGTAGTTATAAAACATCACAGTATTATTTGCTGTCCTTAGTATTGGAGGTAATGAGCTATACGGAGTTTCTTCTGACGCATATTCATAATGCCCACCTGCAACTCCTGGAACTATAGCAGCACCTAAGTTAGCTGTACTCAATGCATTAAATGCTAAGGCAGCAGCATCAAATCCTGAAGCAGCAGTAACTAATGCTGTATTTTGTAATACAGTTTGAAGTGCTGAGTTAGTGACTTCATTTGTTGTTATATATGTTCCTGCAGATACACCAAAATCAGTAGGCTGCGCACCCACAATACCAGGTCCAGCTATAACACCTCCTAAGTTAATTGAGTAAGGAGTAGTTTGTGTTACTGTACGTTTCTTAACCATTGCTAATGTAGCAATACCTGCACCTGCTAGAATAGATACTATGAATGCAGTATCTGTTACAAACTTATCTCTTGGATGCTTATCTGGATATGCAAAAGCTCCTTCTGTATTTCCATATAAGTTACCATATATTTTTATTTCACTAGCAGCTAAATATGGATCAACAAACTGAGTATCTGGTGAGTGAAAAGTAAAATGCTGTTTAGAGTAATCTGCGTTAGGATTAAGATCATTATAACCTGTGCCTGACCAACTTGTTGCTGTAGTAGATATAAATCTATCAGGGTTCAAATCATTATATGGATAATTAGGATATAATCCTTGTCTGTTAGTTACTAAGTTAACAGAAGCATCATTATCACCAGTATCAGGAGTTGAGTTAATATTAAACTTAAACATGTTATTGATCATTCCTTTTGCAATAACAGTTTCATTACCTACTCTTGAACCTCTTAGTATTTCATATCCAACAATATTAGTTATAGGATTTCCTGCATTATCTACAGGAGGAACAACATTGTCAAATCTAACACCCATGATTCTAATTGCATTCCCGCCTGGCTTAAAGTGGTTAGTCACCTTCTGTGTGCCTGTGTCAGTTGCATTATCTGGAAACTTATGATGTCTTACAGGTACACCACATAAGTCATAATCATTTATCTGTGTTCCCGCATATGGAGGAGATATTAAACTTGACCAAGGATGTGCTGATGCATTCCATACATTAGGAGTATCATCATCATATAGTTCTGTAGATTCCCAATAACCCATATTACCTTCAGCAACTACTACACCGCCATCTGATAATTGTGTACCAGGTATTGCAGTAACAGTTGCTGTATTGTTAACCATCCAGTTCTTTATATCTACTAAAGGAATCCCCGCTTGTAATTCTGGCTGTGCATTAAGAGCATCATTAGCAGTTAATGGAGCTACGTCAGTTACAGTAGCTGGTCTTCCAGGAATATGGAATGATGCAGACTTATCGCCTGTATTATATACCCATCTGATAAAGAAGCTATATACTTCATCACGTAAGTATCCTGCGTTTGACCCTCCTTGTCTATAGTAATCTTCAGGATACTCTACATTTACCCACTTAGTTCTAATCCTATTAGCTAAAGGTTGGTAGTTAAAATCAAACTTATCTGTAGGTCCTACTCTAAGCATATAAGGTCCTGCTTCATATATAGCATCTGACTTATCTGCAATAGAAGTTCTAAGTGGTATATTAGCTAGTAGTATCTGCGGCCATGCTTTATCTATATAGTCAAGAGTAATTCTTTTCTGTCTTGTACTATAATTACCTACTTTGGTGGCAACAGTCTGCCCGTTAAAGAACTGAACTAAGACTAACTCAAACTCATCATAGTTAACGCTGTCTATTTCTTCTATAATGATATCAAGGGAAGACGCAGTATTCTTATGTATAAAGAGAGGTTGAACATTAGAAGGTAAGCAGTAATCAGTTATGCGTTGCTCTTGTAATGTATACGCTATAACAGCGTAATAAGACCCGTTAGGTATAACACCTACACTAGCACTCCTTTGTACTCTTACACAAGGTTGTTGAACAATAGGTTCTAGTCTAAGTTTATCACAATCTAACTGAGGAGTATTAGTACAGAACTGACAACCATTAGAATCTATAGTACAATTTTGTATCCAAGGTATAGGAGACTCTGGGTTTGTATAAAGGTTAACATCTACGTTGTCTACATCTATAGTAATAGTCCTATCAGGGTTAACACCATCTGACCAATAGACACCCCATCTGCATTGGAAGTTCTCTTTAGATACTCCACTAATAAGCTGAGCTCTAAGGAAGCTAAGACATGGATCATTTACAAGCGTATAGTATGTACAAGACTCTTCAAAGAACAACCCTATTTCTGAGTTACTATCATCCGTACTGAATATCATGTGTGCATCAGACTTCAAATGTATAGTCCCAATAATTGTATATGGTGCTTGAGTACAGAATATATTAGCAGGCTCATTACCCAATGAACCAATATCACCAGTCTTAGAGTTGTTTATAGCATTCCTAGCCTGAGTCCATGAACTGTCATCAGTCAAATAATTAGATACATCCTCTACAAGGTTTTTACTAAACCCCTGTGCTTTAGTGTCACCAGTACCAGCTTTTGCTTCTTCTTCAGCCATTGTAAAATATTATTAAACTCCGCGATGTGCTCCCCAAGGACCAGCGTAACTCTTAAACATATCATAGTATTTGTAATACATAGCCTTCCTATTAGATTCAAATAGCTTTTTAAGCTCTGCATAGTTAGGTGTATTCACAAATGATTTAGCAGCATTACGTGCTTTTCTATATCTGTCCTCTATTAGTTGTACTTTAACTGCACTTACTGTCTCATCATTCATAATTAGATTCTCCAGTACTCTCTGCTTTAAAGCATACTCATAGTATTCATTTAACAAGTCATGATCTGGTACTAGTAAATTACCATTATCATCCTCCAGCATTCCTTGATAATTAATATAGACTTTACCGTGGCTAAAGTTAGTGTATAAGTAACCGTCCTTAATCCACGCTGAGTAAGGACTATCCCAATAGAGATTAGGGCAATCACAGTCAACTGACATAGGATTAGCCAGAATTTTAAGTTGTCTAAGAAACCTGTATCTTCTTGTCGCATAAGAAAGTATTTGAACTAATGAATATTCATTTCCTTTACAGTCCAATTGTACACACGGTGTAGGTATTGTACAGTTACATGGATCAGTACTTGCGTTACACACATTACATGTAGGAGTAGCTGTTTGTATAGTACATGTATCTACAGTAGCAGGTTGCCACTTGTACTCAGGAGTAAGTAACCTTTCTTCTACATGAGTACCTTGTGGGAGTAATACTTTCTCTTCATAGTCTCCACAAAGCAATGAGAAGTTTAATACATAGAAGTTATCAGGTAGTTTTACTTTACCATGCTCAACTTCTAGTATAGCCTCCTTAGTTTGATATACACGTAAGCCTAAATCAAAGTTAATCTTTTTAGCTACCTTGATTAACTGTTGAGGTAGTATCATACTCTCTAAGTCATACATTTCAAAGTCAACAGCTACGTCAGCTATCAACTGATCAAATGTTCTATATCTAAGTGTGTAATTGTAGCTCATTATCTCAATATATTTTGTTTATCATCCGCTGCATCAACAGGAACTGATCCTAACGTTAATATTTCCTTTACAGCAAACTGTTCTATTTCTGCAAATAGATACTCTGGTATAGGCATTGGTGAATCTTGAACTAGATTACAGTCATCTCCTGACTCAGAAGTAAATACAGATATATCATCTTCAAATAATGCTGTAACACTAATTGCTTCCCACTCTACATTAGGTAGATATAGATACCCGTTTAAGTACCAGTAGTACTTGCTTTTATTATATTTATATCCAGATGCTCTAGTTAACCTGGTGTATATAGTAGGGTATGTTCTAAATACAATATTAGATCCATCTATTGAAGATACTGTTCTTATAATAGGACCAAATGCTCCCTCAATTACTTGAGGTATCTTTTCCCTACTTCTCATTATCTTACAGTTAGATTGCACACCTTCACAACATGCTTCTATCTTATCTACTTCAATAAGCTCTAAACACTGGATAGTTTTAAATAGACTTTGAAATTTAAATATCTTATTTTCATTATCTTGTCTACGCACTAATAACTTAGCATACTTAAGTATAATACTGTAAATATATCTATCAGTCATAAATACATCTTCATTAACACCTTTTAAAGTGTTTCTTACTCTTGATACCGCATCGTTAATTGTTGTCATATCTACAGATCAAATTCATTATAATTTTCTGAAGTCACTATATTTGCCTTCATTCTTTGACGCATTGCGTTCACATACATTTTAAATAACATGGACACCTTCTTGTTATTGTTGATTACTCTGTATTTGTTGTAATCTTCAATATACATTTTAGATGCTTTCCTTTTAAAGTCTCTTCCCGCAAGGAACATCCATATTTGTTTATTCTGTATCCTATATCTTACTAACTGGTTAGTAAAAAATATCTTCATAGTTTTATTGTCAGAGGCCCAGTTCTTATGCTGTGTTACTACTCCATACTGTATTGACTTCTTGTAATCTACATTTATTCTCTTAGTCAATGCAGGACAACTACCTATAAATATATAACCTAATGCTTCTGGTAGCTCAACACCATCTCTGTGTTCAATAACACCATCGCATATATTAGTATTATAAGTTTGAACTATCTTCTTGAACTCTTCAAAACTTATATCATGCTCAGGGTATTTTAACCTGAATCTTTTATAGAGATCTAACGTTAGTACCTTTACACTCTTTTCTCTAAACCTAGGTCCCTTTAAATCTGGTTTCTTAAATGCTCTAACCATGCTATATTATTTAATATACGAAAAATTATCTTCATTAGCAAATATACTAAAAATAGAAAGCCCTAGATGTTACACTAGGGCCTCTTTTGTCAATCACAGTAAACCAACAAACTGCGACATTCTTATTAGCAGAAGTATGCTACTATTGCAGCAAGTGCGTCTGCCATATTAGTATTTGTAGGAACTACAGTAGTTTGTCCACAAACTATATCTGGACCAGTATAGATAACACATTGCGCATCCATTATCTCACTACATGGATAAGGTTCAGGACAGCCAATAGGGTTACATGGAAGAGGAGTTACAATTGGAGTATCAGCACATCCACAAGGTTGGTTTTCACATTTACAGTTATTATTTGTACAAGCCATTTCTAAAAATATTAAGGGGCTACATAAGCCATTAAACCATCTAATTTAAAAGTAAATCCTCCTATCTGATTTTGATTACCAGCATCACAGCTAAAAGGCCAAGTGTCTCCAGTTACATCTGAAAGTAATGGGAAGTTAGCATTAGAAGGACCATTATGGATATCTGTACCAGTACCTAAGTAATCAGGAACAAATTCTCCAGATCTTACATTACTTGTAATTAATCTTAAAGGAGCACTACCTATTTGACCTGCAGGTCTTGTTGAACTTATCTCTTGATTATTAAGAGTAGCTACAGACAGAACACCTCCTGATGTAACATACACATAAAATAAAGACGATAAGATAGTTCCATTTGTTACTGTTAAGTTAATCTCTCTAGTGGCAATTATATTACCGTGAATGTATTGATCATCTAAAGAACCAGCCCATACAGCAGCAGGAACACAATTTACATTTTGATTAAAACTAATTAATCCTGCAGCATTTATTTGTACACCATTTCCATAAGTACCATCAATACCTCCAAAAGTATATGGTGTAGGTTCTGAGTTATACGTTGTAGAAGCTGTTAGAGGAACTAAAGTTAGTCCATCTATAGTAGAACTTAAAGGAACATAAACAAGTCCTTTAAAATGAATTACATTGCCTACTCTTCGTGCTTTAGGCTTACTAGCCAACATTGCTCCAGAATAGTAATCAAATCCTTCTAAATCGTGCCATCCTGAATCTACTACTTCTGCAGAAATACTATAAGCAGGAGCTCCAGTTACAGTCATATCAATTGTTTGACTATCTGTAACTGCAACAGTAACTGTAGGAGCATTTCTCAAATCACATACCGTCAACCATATATTAGTAATAGACTCAGCTATATTAGCTACTGGAGATGAAAACCATCCAGGTATAGAACTCATTGTTCCACCACCATCTTTTCTAAGATCTCCGTCAGCTACACACTGAGATAGTATTGTATTGATTAATTCTGCAGGTGTACCTGTCTGTGCAACTAAATCACAATAGGCAGCTTCCAATGCAGAAAGCACTACACTTATATTTGTTGGTGTTGCTGGTAATACACATACAGGTGTGATCTGTGGTTGTGCTGGAGCAGGTAACGGGAAGTATCCTTCAAGTGTAGTAACTCTAGCATTTAAATTAGCAAGAGTACTATTTATGATTGAAACCTGTAGTATTAATGTACAAATCTTAGTTGCAGCTGCATTTACATAATCTACTAACTGAGCTGTAGTTCCTAACTCACTTACAAAACAATCAGCAACAGTAACTAAACAATCAGGACATGATCCACTTACTGGTGTAGTTGTACTAGAATTAATGGTATCTTGAATACTACAAATTTGTGTAATCAAAAATTGTATTAACTGTTGAAAGTTAGATGGAGCACATGAATTGATATTGAAACATGACAAGTCATAGTTTTTAATATCTAATGAATCAAGTACATTGCATAACTCAATTGCTAGTTTATATACTATATCAGATATAGTATCACCTTTACACAAGTTAATACATGGTAAATCAGGACCTTGCCATACTATCGAATTAGATGATATGATTGTTGTAGTCTCTGTATTAAAATTTATAGGTTTCATATATAATAATATAACAAAATTTATTTACTATTCCTAAACTTGAGTGGGTGGAATGCAACTTGTCAGTGCTCCAAGGCCTGTAGTACATCCGCATGGATCTAAATACATACAAACATAATCTGGATCTTCTATTGCTTTTAACTCAATAAGTTCTTTCTTTATTTCCCACTTATAACTGTCATCACCACAACATGGCTCTATACCATACTTGTCTACCATAACTTGCATGTATATACCTTCTGAGAAGTTACACATATACTTTTCATACTTTTCTATAGAACACCCTGGTGTATTATAACCTGGAGTAACTGTTCTTTTTGGAGGAAGTATAACTGGACATTTGTCATCTACACATTCCCCATAATAATTAAATATTGCATTGTCAGTAGTTACCCACTTTCTTACACAAAGTTTAGGACTTGTTGCTTGACCTTCTACACGAATAACTTGTGATTTTAATCCACAATCATAATACTCATATGTAATTGCTGTATTAGATGTATTAGTTACTGTACTACATAAACATAATAAATTAGCTAAACATTCATCACAATCAATAAATGTTGAACCTACACTTACAGCCTCAGCTCCTACACTAGTATCTGCTACACTTACTTCCCAACAAACATCAGGACAGTAAGGTAAAGTAATAACTTGACCTACATAAGCTGACAAATCAGTTCCTGTAATTATGTTTGGATTTTCAGATAAACAATCTTCAAGTAAGTAATACACTTGTTGACATTCTTCACAAGTAGCAAAACTATTTACTAAAGTTAATGCAATAGGATCAAGAGCACTTGTTACTTCAGTTACTGACCAACAATCATCAGGGTATTCACTTACTGTAATAATTTGACCTACATTAGCAGAAAAATCTGTTGGAGTATATATTATTATACTTGGATTATCACAATTAGATAATTGGTAAAATGTCTCTTGCTGACACTCTTCACATGTTGCAAATGATTCTACTATAGTTACGTTAACAGGTTCTAGGCATGGTTCAGTAGATTCTTGTACATAGTAACAATTATTTGGGTTACCATTTATAACAACTATACTTCCTAAATATTGACTTAAATCATTGTTAACACATATTGTAACAGCTGGGTTTTTACAGCTTACTAATGTATAATAATTAGGACATGTATAGGTTGGTGAAATAGGATTAGCATCTGAGTCACATGCGCCTACACTTTGCATTTCATATACATTTGTAAGAAATACAAAATCCCTAGCACATACCTTTTCACCCCAACTACCATCATTAGGTACTTCATATGTTCCGCCCACAGGTAATGGAGCTGCTCCGCTATCATTACATGTATAGTATGAAATAGTTGTACTTCCTGAACCACCTGGTATATTTGCAGGTTTAAATCTAACCCTATAACAATTACAATCTAAACAG